GTACTTCGTCGGCAGCAAGCCGATGTGTAAAATGAGTAGTTACGACAGGCGGTGCAGGGCAAGCGAGGTTTACCTCGTCACGACCGATGGCATGTATCTCCACCATGTTGTGGAGGACACCTACATCTCCAAGGGCTATTGGGGCAGGTGGCAGAGCGGCATGGGCAGTTTCCGAGGAGACACCTTCGATGCCGTCAAGCGTCATGCCGAGAGCAACCTGACCAAGCGATTGGAGAAACTGGCACAAGAGAAGGAACGGTTCGCCGCCAAGGGGTAGTCGGAAAATCCTCCCGATGGGGTTGCTTTGCGGAGAAAGATAAGGTATGATTTGGGCATGGAGAACACCATGAACAAATCCGAAGAGAACCCGACCGAGATGACCGTCCGTGTGTATGGGGAGCGTGTCTATTGGCAGTACGACATCTCCAAGGACGAGGGGATCGTGCGGGCGTTGCAGCGGATCGACTTGCAAAGCGTCTCCGCAGCGGCGACCGACTCATGGAATGTGAGCCGAGCCGAGCGTGAGGCGATCAAGAAAAACGAGGTTGCGTGGGATACTCTCGTCAGGGCTGCTGCACGGCGGGGGCTGAAGGTTCGCTACTCGGGGATCGGCGGGGACTACACCATCGACTACGGGTCGGTGGAGTACGACAATTACCGCAGCGAACCGCTGCACAACCGCTGATTCTCCCAACCACAGCCACATTCATCGGGCTGTGGGTGTCCGATGATTCCATGCCGCTCGGCAGCACCATCTCGGGGTCGAGTGTGCTGGGCGCACAGAACGGAGTCACCGTCAGGGGAGTCCTGTCGCCGTAATCCATAGATAGAGATATGGAACATGGAAACGAACACATCGGCAGCGGCACCTTCCGCAATCTTGTTGAGTCGGCGAACGGAATCAGCGAGGCGACCGTGTCGAAGGAGCGGGGGTACCGACTCGCCGTCCTCAAGCGGAACGCCAAGTTCATCGAAGAACTAAAGAAGGCGATCATGGGTGGACAGATGCAGCGCAGCCATGCGAACGCCCCCACCGCCGAACTGATGAAGAGGATCCGCTCCGCCGAGGCGATGCTCAAGATCCTCGGCGAGGACGAATACCTCGCAAGGCGGGGCAACCAATGGACGAACAGCATGGGACTCTATGTTGAGAGAGAACTCGTCATGGTGTCGGGTCTCATCCAACACTACGGCGGACCCCTCGTCCCCGAACCGAGGTTGGAACTCAAGAAGTGAGGTGAGCCGTGAGGTCGTTCCTGTCTTTCGTAGCCGAGTCCGCCTACGGCACCTTCGCCAACTACCTTGGCTCTTCGGTCATGCCCTTCGTACAGACGAAGGCGAACGAACTGAACCGCAGGACAGATGAGTTGATGGCGGCACTATCCCGTGTACACGCACAGGGGCGCACGGGTGTGCAGAATGATCTTGGACCGCCGTTCTCTCGGATGAGCCTCGACTCGGTCGAGTTCAGACCGAGGTCGGGACCGAGGCGACTCGTCATCATCTTCAATCCGAACGGCACAGTCGGCATCGACGCAGACGGCAAGTCGGTGGCGAAGTCCGCAGCCCTGCGTGATATCGGTCCCCTGATGGCGAGGGTCGTGGGCGGAGGGTTCCGATGAGGACATTCGCTAACTACCTGACCGAGGTGATGGGGGCACCCACCGCCGACACGAAGGTGTACACCGAGCGTGGTCTCTCCGCCTACCTCAAGACGGCAGAGCGGATCCTCAAGGACGCACAGTCGAGGAGCGGCGACTTCGCACGGATGCAGGATGTCCACATCGCCGCCGTCCTCGGGCAACTCATCGCACACATCACCCGCATCGTGAACACCGTGCCGAAGGGCACGGATCCCAAGACGGTCTCCGTCGCCAAGAGGCTCCTCTCCCTCGGCAGCACCGCCGCAGCGGTGAAGAGGAAGTTCGATGAACTCGGTCAGAGCGGTGCCGAAATCGCAGCGAGGCTGTCATCGGAACTACAGGGCAGGTACGACATGCGGTTTGAGAGTGTCGGCTGGCATCCATATGAGTTGGAGCGAGACCGCATCACAAAGATGATTGTTGCCGCCGCCAAGGCAGAGGGACTATCGAACACTCAGGCAAACAAGAAAGCCAAGGCAGAGATAGACCGATGGAAGAAAGCAGAGGGTAGGACTCTACACTCGCAGTTTGAACGAGATAGAGACCGTGACGCTTCTGCATCACAGGCACAGTCAGAGGCGCAAGAAGTGGTTGCGAAAGCCACGGTAGCCCGTCTCATTTCGACCGCACAGGCACTCCTTAGATCGGCGGGATTCAAGTCCGACCGTAAAGCGCAGGGAGGGAGTCAGTCTAGGTACTACTCCAAGGGAGATATCAGAGTCAGGATCTCCGACCATGAGGTGCCGTTGACTGCGGAGCGTCAACACAATAGATCTCTTCGTGGAGGACAGAGTCCATGGGTAGAGTTCATTTTTGGATGGCGTGACCGTGAGGGGTACATAAGATCCAAGCCGCAAGAACTCGACAGACTGCGAGAATGGATTCGATCTCCATGAAGTCGTTCAGGCAACATCTGCTCATCTACGAGCGAACCATGGATGCGGACATGGTCGATGCCGCCACGAAGTCATACGAGATCTTCAAGGACCATGTCCTCGGCAACATCTCCGAGGCATGGAAGAGGCTTTACGACAACATCAAGGTCGGCTCTGCGATCCGCAACTCCTACACGGCATCCTCCGACCCCGAGACGAACGCACGGCTCCTCGTCATCGAGTTCCGCAACCTGCTCAAGGGCTTCGATGACATCTACTTCGTGAACGACATGCCCTCGTTCTCCGTCCTCTCGGCGGATACGAGTCCATCGTTCCTCATCCTCCCGCCGCAGGTGACGAGGGAGATGTTCAAGCGGATCACCCACACGAACAGTCTCAAGGTTACCCTTGCGGGGGAGATCAAGGGCGCAGGTGGGACATACGGGACATCCAAGGTGTTGCAAAGGGTGCCTCTCCGTGGAGAGAAGGACATGTCCCCCTCGTCATATCGCTACCTGCGGAAAGAACCATCGCACGAACAGCCACGGATCACCATCGGCAACATGAAGCGTTCGATGTCCATCGACAAGTTCGTCGGTCTGTCGAGGTTCCTGCTGATGCCGACCACGGGACGGAACAAGGCACATGCCGAGATCAAGAAGTTTCTCAACCATGTCGAGTTCGACCTCAACAGGAACCGCACCGTCTACATCCATGAGTACATCCATCTCCTTGACGATGTGAGGTACAGGGGCAACTACGAGGCGATCAACATCACCCGAGGCACACGGGCGTATTGGGACTCGGTCGGAGACAAGCCCGCCGACATAAACCTCTACTTCAAGTCGGACATCGAATGGAACGCATACTTTCAGATGTCTGTCGGTCTCGTCCGTGACATCGTGAGGACATATCTCGTAGCGATGACGAGCAATGGATTGGCGCACCGTGCCCTGCTCGACCTCGGCAAGCAGGTGCCGAACGCCGAGAACTCTGTCGTGGAGAAGGCGTTCAACGGCAACCCCCAACTCAAGAACGGATTCGCAGCCAACGCCCTGTCAAGTTACCTGAGCGCAAAGTTGACCCGAGTCGCCAAGGAGATGGGCGACTACACCAAGGTCGAGGGCGGTCATTTGTTCGGCAAGTCGAGGTGGTCGCCGCTCATGTTCCATGTCTTCAGTAACCAGACGGGATCCCGACCCATGGGTTCATGGTTCAACGACCCGAAGATGCGACGGAAGTTCGCCACCCGCCTCTACTCGGCGGCACAGGATTTGGAGAAGTTGACGGCAGACTACATCTCAGGGCTAAAGGCGGGTAATGTCCCGACGAAGGGAGAGTGGACATCTGCGTTCACACGGGTTCGCACGAACGAGTACCACATCATGTATGACGGCGCATTCATGTTCGCCACGGATGCGTACTCACCCAAGAAGCAATACTTGTTGGCGGATGCCTCTCCACTTATAGGTCAAACATGATACCTTCACGACCCATGAACAAGATCCTCATGCGGAGCCTCTCCGAGAACCTCCACCTCAACACCCTGTGCTACGGAGGTCTGCTGCCGAAGCATCAGGTCATCGTGGACCGACAGGAGTCGGATCCGACCACGGTTCTCGGTCGTTGGGATCGGAAGCCCTTGCTTCCGCCACCACATCCGAACGCAAGTGCGGAGACGGTGATCGAACTCAACTACATCGTGGAGGCGCAACACCTCGCCGACAAGGAGGACATCGCCTTCGGGCTGTCCATCGACAAACCAAAGAATCACTACGCATGGTGGAGCAGGGAGGTCAAGTCGATCACGGGAAGGTTTCACTCCCCTGAGAAGTTCGGCATGATCGCTGTGAATGCCGAGGGATTCCTCATGCACCTGAAGGGGCATTTCGACAGGGCTAGACCATATCAACTCGGACCTGTCCTCGGGAAGAACATCCACATGCTCCTGTCGGATCCGAGGACACCCTCGTATCCATCGGGGCACTCGTTTGAGGCGTATCTCTTCGCCTTCATCCTCGGTGACGAGCATCCCGAACACCAAGCGGATCTCATCGACCTCGCCGAGCAGGTGGGGGTGACGAGGGTCATCGGCGGAGTCCACTATCCGAGCGACATCACGGCGGGTCGCAACGCTGCCCTGTTCGCACAAAGGATCATCGGGGGAAAGCAATGACTCCGAGCCCGAAGGACACCTTCGATGTGAACGACCCGTTCGCCGAAAACTTCGCCTTTGAGGCGGTGGACAATCCCGAGGAGATCGTGCGCACGGTCGAGGGGCGCATGGAGACGCAGCGTGAGGCTGCGGTCAGGCTGCACGGGGAGACGATGGCGCAGGTCGAGAAACTGATCCTGCCGCTCCTCAACAACCTGATGAAGAACCCCGACAAGCCGTACATCAAGTGGGAGAACAGGACTCCCGCAATCACGGCGCAGATCGCAAAGATCCAAGCGGTCACCCGCAAGCCGCTCGACCTTCCATAAAAGAACAGACCCCCTCTAGAAGGAGTCTGTTCCGATTGCCTCGACCTCGGAGCCGAGGCTTGTTGTGTGGGGCTTTCGCCTCACGGACCTCCGTCTAGGTGGAGGTCTCCACACCCGACGAGCGGGTGGGTCTGTTCCCTTACCTCTATGTATGTCCCCATAGATAAGGCGATGAGGAACTTCAAGGATTACACTCTCGTCAGGTACACCATCGGCGAGTCGATCTCGTACACGGGCGTGGTACTCGACGGGCGGAGCCGTGATGCACTCCTCGCCGCCATGCGCAAACACATACCCGATGGTTGGCGTGTCATAGGACATCACATGACGATCAACATGGGTCCTGCGAAGCGATCCGCAGATGTCGGCAAGCAGATCACCCTGACTGTCATCGGATGGGCGGTTGACGAGCGCACCGTGGCGGTCAGGGTCGGTGGGTACGCATCAGCCAATGCCCATGCACACATCACCGTGGCGGTCAACGCTGCTGCGGGGGCGAAGCCAAAGGACAGCAACCTTCACTCCAAGTGGAGGCCGATGCCGAGCCCTGTGAGGCTCACGGGAGTGGTCGAGGAAGTACCGCAGGGTCGCTAGATACCTGCATGGCAGTCCTCAAACACTACAACCCCCTCGTCCACGACATCTACCACTACCCGACCCCCGCCACGCAGACTAGCGGTGGGATCGCACCCGATGGCTACAGCGCAGACTGTCAGACCTACGGGGTGGTCGATTGGTCGGGTACCCGTGCGCTACAGAGGTACTTCTGTAGGATGCTTTCCCCGAGCATGTTCCTCACGATTCCGCACGACCCGACGAGCATCAACTTCTGGAACCAATGCACATATCCCGCCGTGCTTGTCAGCCCGAGGCATGCCTTGGTGTGTCAGCACTTCCGTGGTGCGCACAGCGATCCGACGATCAACACGGGAGGAATCAGGTTCCTCGGCAAAGGTGGTGCATGGTACGAGAACACCGTGACGAGGGTCTACCTGAATGTCGGACCCGACCTCACACTCCTTGAGTTTTTACAGCCGTTCCCCGATGCCGACCTCAAGATCTACAACAGGATCGCAGACCCGCAGTACATCCCCGCAGGTACGAACCTGTGGACAAAGGACAGCAACGGCAAGGTCTACAAGACGGTCTACACGAACGCCCACTACAACGGCACGGATACCACGGGGTACAACTTCCGCCCGAGCCTCGACGGCGTGAACGACGGTGCGTATACGAATGGTCAACTCGCCATCTTCGTGGGAGACTCTGGATCACCAGTACTGGTGCGTGACTCGTATGGGGAAACCGTACTTGTAGGACTTCAGTATGGAGGTCAATGCGTCAACAGGCAGACCTTCGCCCGCATGCGTGACATCATCGCAGCATTCAACTATCCGTTGGAGCATATCAAACTCTCGGCGAAGCCCGAGGACATCAATCAGGACGGCAGCGTCGATGCAGCGGACCTCGCCCGTGTCCTCGCCAACTGGGGACAGACGAAGGATCCGTTCTCGGACATGGACGGTGACGGCAAGGTGGACGGCATCGACATCAGCATCCTGATGAGTGCGTGGGGCTCGTACACGATCCCGAGCAACACGCAGACTCCGACTCTCCCGACCTTCCCCCCGCCTGACGAGAACAACAGCAAGCCACGCTCCTGAAGGAGTTTCGGCGGAAAGATTGCGAACCCCCTTGACTGTGGGGTTTGGTATCGTATCCTTTCCGAAATGAAAGCAGCCGCATTCCTTTTACAGTTGATCCTCTTCGGATCATTCATCTGCTGTGGTCTCTACTTCGTGTTGAGCGGCAGCATCTTCTCATGTGGGGGGTTCTTCGGATGGATCATCGTGTCCATCCTGATGACGATCATCGTCACCATCGCCCTCTCGCCGCTCATCCTCATAGTGGGGCTGATTGGTCATCTGTTCGGGTTCTGAATTTTTTCGTATATCGGCTTCAAATGCGGTGACTGAGGTCGATAAGAACATCACGATCAGCCGCTTGGAAGATCGCACAATGCCACGACCCCGTAAGAAGGTCATACTCGACTTCGCCACGATCACCGAGGCACTAGACCGAGGTGAGACGCTGAAGTTGAAGGACCTTGCCCGAGCCCATGGAACCTGCTCTCCCGTCATCAAGCGACTGTTGGAGGAACACTACGGAGATTCCGTATCGTTCATCTACGGTCGTGGAGGGGGGATCAAGCGGAGCGACTCCGCTCCCGCATGGCTCAAGGCAAAGCAAAAATCATGGATCGGGTACACCCCGATCAACCATCCCCCGCAATCCCCGCACCTGTCGAGTGCATACTTCTAGCGTGATGTTTACCTGATGCTCCGCACCCGACAGTTCAATTTCCTCGCCGCATTTGAGGCGGTTCATGGTCAACCAGACTATGTCTCTCGTCAGACTCTCTTGGAGTTCTGCGATAAGCATAAGGGGACGAGTGGACCATTCGGACAAACCCTCCGATGGCCCGCTTGGCTGACCTACAACCAAGGCACCGACCGTCCATACAAGTCCCTTCGCAGGGGTCAGTTCCGTATGACGGCGGCATGGGCAGAGTACAACGCATGGAGGAGCCAACGAAATGTTGCGACTCCGAGTGCAGACTCTCCTGCCTCATGCGGCGAGGAATCTGTTGTCCACGACCCCGAGCAATCGGGTAATCAAGCGAGTACTCCCGTGGAGGAGACTCATACCCCATGAGCAAGGAACGCTCAGAGAGGAAGCCCATGGCAACCATGGCAACCAACGGACGGAATGTCAGGATCAAGAACCGCAGCCGCATCGCTGCACAGAACCTCATGGAAGGCGACGAGTGCCTCCGCCGAGGCGAGCCCTCGGTGCGTGTCACCCGCATCGTGCGTGACGAGTACATCTACGGTGGTGGCACCGTCACGGTGTCGTTCGATAACGGCACCAAGCAGCGGTACGAGTGGAACGAGCGTGTCAGCATCGCCGAGACTCCCGAGCGTAATCGCTATCGCCGCAACTCGCTCCGTCGCAACGGTTATCGGAACTACCTGACCGTCTGCAAGGTCCGTGCTGTCGCCGCCTCGCCGACCCCGACCCCCAAGCGCAAGCCGAAGAGCAAGCGCACCACCCGCCGCTGACCCTCCCACCAAGGATCTCGGCAGACAGACCCTCCACTCGGGGGGTCTGTTCTTTTTGCAACATTTTCCTCGGCATGGGTTGACAAGTCCAAGGGGTTTGCTATCTTTTGGGTGAAGGAAAGGCACACACCATGACCACCCTCCCGACCACTACCCTCCCGACCCCCGCCGACCTCGCCCTCGACCCGACCTCTCCCGTGAAGGTCACGGTGTCCAACCTGACCTACCCCGAGATCCACTTCTACCTCCGAACGGATCTCGCTGAGGTCGAGAATGCGATCACGCAGACCGTCGCCTCCGAGGTTCTCCGAGTCGAGACCGACAAGGTCTCGCACTACGCAAGGGCGCACACGGATATGGATGTGCCTGATAGCACCGAGGCGACCTACGGGTTGCGGATCTACACCTACAACCCGACTACCGAATCGGTTGAGATTCGGTTCCACGGACTCCTTGATGTGCGAGGGGTCGGGCGGGTCGGCGAAGTCCGCTACCGTCAACTGCACGACGAGACCAAGGCGACTATCGACTTGGTTCTCGCCTCGCAGCCGAACCTGCGCCTCAAGTTGGAGACCATCGTCAACGCTGCGAAGGCTCGGGTCGTGACGAATCCCAATCGCCTTGAGGAGATCCGCACGACGGTGATCAACCGACTCGTCGCTGACACCACGAACGCCGCCCGAGAGAAAGCCGTGCGAAATGTCGAAAAAAACAGCACGGTGAAGGTCGTGGCAGGGCGCAAGGTTCCGCTCGGGACTACGGGTAAGGTGATCTGGAAGGGTAAGGGAGCATACGGTTGGCGAGTCGGTCTCAAGCCCGATCCGAACACGGACGAGGTCGTGTGGACTGCCCTCACGAATGTGAATGCGGTCTACGACGATGCCGAGGTGACCGCTGCTGCCCTCGCCGAGGCGAAGAAGATCTACACCGAGGGACACCTCGCTGCGATCTTCGGTGCCGCCCGAGCGTGACGAACGACTGACAACAACGAGATCCTTTCCCCGACCCTCCGTGAGCCTCGGTTCACAGGGGGTTTCTCTTTGGCTAAATATGTGGATCATGTACCACTACCAACGAGTACGAATCGCCGAGGCGAAGCGCATCGCCGACGAAATTGCGAAGTCCACCACCACCAAGTTCGATCCAATCTCGGACGGGTGGGAGGGGCAGTTGGTGGAGGACTTGGCGACGAGGTTTGTGGACCCCAAGCAGTTCCCGAATCCCCTGCCGAGAGAGAAGGGGTTTGAGTTCCTCACCAAGGGTCTGCGTGACGGTCAGCCCAACGATGACCGAGTCAAGGCGAAGAACGATACGATCCCTGCGAAGGATCTCAAGCCCTCACAGACGGACATCTATTTGAGCAAGGCTCTCGGGATGGCAATCGGCGGCGTGAAGGGTGGCAACCTCGCCGCCATCATCAGCCTCGACAACCACATCCTCGACGGTCACCACAGGTGGGCTGCGACGATGTTCTCCGATCCATCGGCTAGCGTGACGGGCATCAGGATCGGTCTCCCCATCGGAGATCTCATACCCGTACTCCGTTCCGTAGGCGATGCCTATGGAAATCAACGGCGTGGAGCCCCGAGCGGGGACATCAGCATCTACGACGCAAGCGACAAAGATGTGATCGATGCCGTCGTGAATGGCAAGGGTATAGATCCAAGGTTCTACAACAAGGACAAGGCGGAGACTTGGCTGAAGAGCATCGGGGGCGAGGCGTTCCTTGTCAAGAGGTTCGCCGCACTCAAGGCGACTCGCCCACCGAGCGGAGCCCCGAACAGGATCAATATGCCTGTCATCGATGCCGAGAAGAACCAACATATCAAGGCGGCTACCGCCATCGGCACGGGAAAGATTGATGTGATGAAACCCTACGGAAAGTGAGGTCGTGATGGCACGGAGTGGAAAGAGTGGATTCAAGCGGAGGTCGATGCGTCAGCGCAAGGCTGACCTCCGCACCAAGACGATCAACCGCAAGCGCAACCATGAGAGTTGCGAGAGGAGCAAGCATGTCTGACATCATCTCGGATGCGATGGGAATCCTCGGCGGTAGGAAGAACTCGGCGACACAGGTGCAGCCGACCCAACAGCATCCGCTGACCGAGCAGTCTCCCGTGCGCACGGGCGCACCCACGCCCACGCCTACGCCCACGCCTACGCCCACGCACGGGCGCAACCCTGCGCAGGTGCGTGACCGCATGACGAGCGTCGAGCGCAAGGTCGTGGCAGAACTCGCAAGGTTCGCCGCACTCCATGCTCAGATCCTTGAGATCAGGCAGCGCATGGAGCAGGGGGAGAGTCATGCCCTTGTCGAGAGCCGACTTGAGGACACGCTTCGCATCGCAAAGATCACGGTCAAGTAAGGGAGAAGACATGGACGCATACTGGAACCGCATGAGAGAGGCATCAAAGTACGGCTACCGTAACAAGTCGCTCGACCTCCTCACCGAGTCGCTTGGGAAGACCTCCGAGGTCAACGAGATGTTCGGCATGCCGAACAAGGTGGCGGGGATGTGGATGGTCGCCCTCCTCACGGCAGGGGGACTCCTACAGGTGTACTTCTCCAAGAACAAGAAGTCCCTCGTCAGTCCCGAACACTACGCATATGTCGCTGGAGAGATCAAGGGTCGGTCTATGACCCACCTCCCCAACGATGCAAAGCCCGAGACCGTCATCGCCGACCTGAGGCGGGCGTTCAAGCCATCGAAAATCGAGATCGAGGTTCTGCTCTGACTAACGGGAGAGATCCCGAGGTCGATAGATATAGCAAACCACCGTGATGCCTCGCTAGCGGGGCTATGTTCACGGGCAAGGCATCGTGGCGACGAGGAAGTCAATATGGTGCCGTGGGTGGTTGGAAGCGGTTCCCCACTCTTTCGCTGAAGCCCCCACGGGAGATAGCATCTCCCGTCCGACCCCCCTCGGTACCGAGGGGGGTTTCTTCATCGCTAAATACTCCTATCCAATCAGGAGTTCGACCGACCATGATGAACCACTATCAGCGCAAGATCCTTGCCGAAGCCGCAAAGTATGGCGGAACCAACATCTCCAAGATCGATCAGATCACAAGGATGATCGGCGAGGAACCCGTCCTCACGGGTGGCGAGGCTGCACCGACCCTCTTCGGTTGGGGCAAGCATCAGTTTGAGGCGAAGTTCCGTGAACTCCTGACGAGGATGGGCTTTGAGCGTGGCATCATCCACATGAAGACCGAGGGTCAGGAGATGAAGTTGTACTTCGCCAATGCTGCGAAGGCAAGGGACTTCACCATCGCCTTCAACGGTCTCGCCCGTCGCAAGAGCATGGGATCGGTCGCATCGGTCGCCACGCAGTTCAACAAGATCAAGTCCCCAACGGGAACCAACGCCATCGTCAGCCTCGACCTCACGATGGTCCGTGGCGAGTCGCTCGACCTCGACGGCACCGACCTCTACGAGTGGTTTGTCGGCGAAGGAGAGCAGATCGAAGAGGCAGTTGACAGCATCAAACTGGTCAAGGAGATGGGAAGTCAGACCCTCTATCGGTACGGCTCCGAGTACTACATCGTCTCGTCCTCCTCTATGGGGGGTGAGACGGCGATCTTCAGGGAGGACTCGTCGGGGAAGCCCAAGAGTTACGAGTCCCTTTGGAGCGAGAGGAAGATGGTGGATCACGATTACGCCATCAAGGACTTCGTGAAGCACAAGTTCAAGAAGGATGCCGTGGTCGAGTCCGCCGATCCGCTGACCGAGGGTGGCGTGAAGACTGCGATTGAAGACTTCATGTATTCTTTGCCGAAGGAAGCGATCACCGAACTCAAGACGGTGATGAAGATCAAAAGTCTTCAGAAGCGATTCGCCATGATAAACAAGACCCTCACGAAGCACGGTGTTGCGATCAATCAGATGAAGTTGCTCGGATCATACGCTGCCGATGTGATAAACGCTTATTTCAACACATTCCACGGAGAGTCGTTTGAGGTCAACGAGCAGTTGAGTAACTACCTTGCATTCCACGCAAAGACAGGTCAACAGATCACGGTTCAGGCAAGCAGCACGAAGGAAGCAGAAACCAAGGGCGTAGAGGCTCTCAAGGCTTCAAATAAGAAGTCCGTACATGTCCGCTACATCGGTCCTGTGAAGGAAGAGGTCGAGGTTGCCGAAGCAGAACTCACCGAAGGCCCATACACGGTGATCCCCTACCCCATGATCATCAAGGGTCTGCGGGATGCGGCATCCCCCTTCACGATTCAGTTTGTAAATTACAAGGGAGAGGTTCTATACAAGCACCCGAAGGAGATCAACTCAATCCAAGCCCTTCCCGCACACATGGATGGCATATTCAAGGACATGAAGGGCAAGAACACCGTCTTCGGGTGGCACAGGGTCAACATCCTCGACAAGGACGGCAAGGTCGTGAACAGCATTGCCGCATACGATGTCCCGAGGAAGCGGGTGAAGGCAGAGAGCGTCGAGGTCTCCGAAGGCGTTCGCATGGGTGGCTACTCCCATTGGACGGATCACACCAAGGTCATACGCACCTCCTCATGGAGGCACAAGGAAACGGGTCGTTCCGTTTCAAGCGGTGGTGCCGTGCCGTGGCGCACCCCTGCGGAGAAGTCCGAATGGGAGGAGATCGCCTACTTCGTCTTCTACGACACCGTGAACGGCACGACATTCGGCGGTCGGTATGACACCGAGCAGAAGGCGAAAGCGGCGTTGGACAAGGCGAAGCGTGACCATCAGAAAGAGGTCGCCAAGTATGTGACCGCCCCGCAGGTTCGGAAGCGCATCCAAGAACTCGAAAACGAGATCGTCGGGATCGGCAACCGACCTTCGATGGCGGGAGGCGCAGTACGGATGAAGCGGGCTGAAGACGAGATCAAGAGGCTCAAGCAGCAACTCCGCTCACTTGGGGTGAAGGCAGAGAGCGTCGAGGTCGTTGCCGAGCCTGTCACGGAGAGCCGAACCCATAAGGACGAGTTCCGATGGGGAGCGTGGCTCAAGCCGTATCAGTACCTCCTTGAGGACTCCACGGAGAAGGTCGAGTCCTTCGATCCGCTGACCGAGGCGAAGACAGTCGAGTTCAGCATCATGTCGAAGGACTATGACGGCATGGAGGCTGCATACCAAGCACTCCCCAAGCGTCTTGCGAATATGATGTCGGGTTCGGGATTCAACATGGGCAGCAAGATGCGTGACCATGGGTTTGAGTGCAAGAACGAATCGGACATGCAAGCCATCGTCGCCATCTACAAGAAGACGCTCGGTGGATCGAAAGTGACCGTCAAGAAGCACACGACCGAGAGTGTCGAGGTCACGGAGAAGGTCGAGGTCACGGAGAGCATTGATGTCCAAACGGCTAAGAGGCGTTTCGGAAATTTCCAATACAAGAAGTCGAGCAAGACTGTCTCGGGCGACAACACCGAGTTCGTGCTTCATGGTGTGAAGGAGAACGAACTCAGGTCGATCTTCGGCGCACCCAAGTCTTCGGGTGGGATGAAGCAATGGTCGTTTGAGCATGACAGACCACTAGACCATCAGTTCACGATTGAGTTTGATGGGAGCGATGCGTACATCAACTCGTCACGCAAGGGAAACCCCACGGTCAGGGATCACATCAAGGGCGTGTTCGGAATGATGGGATTGCGGGTCACGACCGAGAGCGTCGAGGAGGATACCGATCCGCTGACCGAGTCGGACAAGTATGCCACCTTCTTCAAGGGCGAAGTTGCCCCGATGAAGTTGAACAAGGGCAAGAAGTACAAGTTGGCAGACATCCTCGTAACGGTCAAGTCGGGTGGGGAACTCTACCGCAGCGGCGACTACTCGCACTACGGGGTGTCATACGATGTCGAGTTCCCGCATCCCCGCAACGCCCGAAGCATCATCAAGGGCTACTTGAGCATGGCTCCGAACGGCGGCTTCCGTCTCAATGTGGGTGCCATAACGATCATCCGAGCCGAGTCGGGCGGATTCGGGCAAGCGCAGAAGACTTCCGAATACGATTGGTTCCTCAACCACGGCATCGGCATCGGTCGGATCGGAGAGGAAGCGGATGCGCTGACCGAGGCGAAGGAATACATCCTTTGGGCGATCCCGAGCGGCGAAACCGACGAACTGCACTCGCAGCCGATCTACACGCAGGGCAAGTCCCCGCAGGATGTCGAGCGGGTGAAGAAATTGGCGGCGGCGAAGGGTTTCCACTCGTTCAGGGTGCAGGTACTCGACCTGTCGCAGCCGTTCGATGCGGGTGCGGCGTTCAGGAAGGCGATCAACCCGCCCTCCAAGTGGAAGCGTGGCGGGGTGAAGAAGGAATCGGTCGAGGTCAACGAGTACTACCGCCGTTCGGGTTTCCGTTCGTCCTCATACTCGGGCGACCCCCGATGGATCACGGCGAAGTATGCGGGAGTCGATGCCAAGGGCAGGGCTTTCAAGAAGGGCGAGGAAGTCCTGTACTACCCGAACGGGAAGAAGATCTACTCGGGACCTGAGGCGGAAAAGATGTGGCGAGAGTTCCTCTCCGCCAAGGGCGATGAAATGGGAATGCCCTACGCTTCGTAACAGAGCCAAAGTTCAATAAGATTGAAAACCCCTTGCTACGCAATAGCGGGGGGTTTTCGTTTCCAATCTTTTACGAGCGTAAAGATCGCATTCCCAAGAGCGACTTCACGCATAAGTAACCGCACCCCCTCGTCAAGGGGGGGCAACAAAGGAGTATGAATGATCAGCAAGCAGAACATGGTGGGGATGGGCATCGCAGCCCTCCTCGCAACGACTGCCCTCGCACAGGGCAGCAATCCGCAGGACGAGCCGTCGATCAAGGCGGCTGTCTCGGACATCAAGTGGTCGATCCATGAGGACTTCGGCTACCACACCTTCGACGGTGGCGAGGATCTTCTCGCCTTCGACACGACCTTCACCCTCTCGCTCAACGAGGGAACCGAGGTCTTCGTCTCTGTGCCCGTGTACAATCAGGGCGATGAGACAAGCATCGCAAACCTCGCTGTCGGTGGTCAGTTCGTCGCCGCAGAAGGAACCAATGAATTCCTCGGTGAGTGGAATCTGGCTCTTGGTGGCGGTGTGTACCTTCCTGTTGGTTCGGAGGCATTCGATTCGTCCAATGTCGATCCGTTCTTCACGGGCGACCTCGGCTGTAAGGTTTGGGTGTTCGACTTCACGCAGACCGCAGAGTTCCGTTTCGTTGGAGGCGGTGCCTACACCCCGTGGCTCGGTGCGAAGACCGACTCGGACATCCTCACCCTCGGCAGCAACCTCGGCTACAAGTGGGGCGACCTCGGTCTCGCAGCCGAACTGACTCAGATCTACTACATCGATGTCAGCGAAGATCAGATCTTCCTCGGTCCTGTCGTGAGTTGGACCCCAAGCAGCACCGTGTCCATCGAAGCGAAGGTGGACTTCCCCATCACGCAGAGCATCTCCGTCCCCGAGACTGACCTGATCGTCGGCCTTGGTGTCGGCATCAAGTTCTAAATCATGTACATCAACACCAACAATCTCAAGAAGAAGGAGTCAGAAATGAAGAACAGCACCGAATGCTGCCCGACCAAGGGCGGCTTCTGTTGGAGGAACCCGATCCATGTGGTTCTCTTCCTCGCCGTCATTCCGTTCGCCCTCAACGGGCTGAACACCGTGTGGACCGCCCTCCACACCGCCATCACCACGATGACGAAGTGACCGCCGCCTTGGCAAGGAAACAGGGAGGGAGCCCTCGGGGTTCCCTCCCTTATCTTTTGGAAACCCTAAATACGGCATGTGAAAACCTTCCTCCAACACATCATGGAAACGAACAGCACGGCGAACATGGTCTATTCAACGAGGGACTTCGCCGTGGATGAAGTGAGGGGAGAGTTCGATGTCGAGGACTATGAGCCATCCCAAGAAGAGAAGAAGCGGATGAAGCCGTGGGAGATACGGAACGCCGAGGAAGCGAATAGTCGCAGGGATCACATCCTCAGGTGGCTCAAGGCGGCGGGAGCAAACCAAACCAAGGCGGTCACCGACAGGAGTCTGCCCCTTACGCCCGAGTGGCAGTCAAGGACCCGATGAAGTCGTTCAACGAACACATAGCCGAGGCTACGAAGCGCAAGAACTACAAGAAGGGTACGGGCGACTGCATGGTCGCAGCGGCGAACCTCCTGATGATGACGGCGCAGTTCGGCAAGGCGGCTACGGGGACGAACCTAGAGAGCAAGGATGCCAAGGCGGGGAAGATCGTCATGGTCCATGCCTTGGTCTACGGTCAGGGACCCGTCAAGGGACAGCGGTTCGCCCATGCGTGGGTCGAGGACGCAGAGACCGTCTACGACCACAGCAACGGCAAGCGAATTGAGATCCCGAAGTCTGTCTACTACGCCATCGGCAATATCAAAACGAACGAGGTGGGCACTTACTTCCGCTACACCTTTGAGCAGATGCGGAAGAAGATGCTCTCGGCGGGTCACTACGGTCCTTGGGATCTTGACGAGACCCTTGAGGAGAACTCCATCAGCGACAGCCGACAGATCGGTCGCAAGAAGGTCCGCATCCCTCAGGCAATCCTCGCCCGTCTCAAGGGAGGCATCAGCGAGGCGATCATCACGGGTCGCCCGACCACGGGCGCAGGTGTACGCACGGGCGGGGGTGTGCGCTCGCTTGCGCCCGCACAGGCGCAAGAACACAACTTCGTGACATGGAACGATCTCAAGCGGCTTGAGTCGATGCTCGACGCTCTGTTCGCTCAGGCGGGTCTCGACATCGCATTCACCAAGCACTTCTGGGAGCGGATCAACGGTAGCCGTGGATACGGCGGAACCGTGAGCATCCCTGAGTTGCAGGACGCTTTCCGAAAGACCTTCACGAAGTACGCCCAACAAATCAAGGGCAAGTCGGTCAACTGGAAGGCGATCATTCTCGACATCGGCAAGGATCACCTCAACATGCCCTTCGTCCTGAACTGGAGCCCACAGGACAAGGAGATGAGCATCGTCGCACTCACGGCGATGAAGAAGCGCAACTTCATGGCTTCCGAGCCCAAACTCCCCGTCTGACATGGAAGACCGAATCATCAACCGTGGTAAGGATTGGTTCGCCTTCACAAAGGGGATGGCTGACTACATGGTCAAGCCGATCCCGAGGAAGAAGAGGGGTGATCCCAAGACGAGCGGTGTTGTCAATGACACTAGGCTAGCACCCCACTCATGCACAAAGATCACGACGAGGAACAGACTATGACGAAGACTTACTTCTCTCTACAGGAAGAGATGATTCTCCGAGGAGAAACATTAGATCACACGGACATTCTGCGCACCCTTGAGGAGAGGGCTGTGGTCATCGGCAAGGGTAGGACCGAGGGTCAGGCTGTCATCCTTGCGGGTGGCGCAGGATCGGGCAAATCGTTCGCCGTCAACAACTTCATGCTCGGGAAGTACAAGGTATTCAATGTCGATGACCCACGATAGAAAGCATGAAAATTTCATGCTGTCGGGCGATTATCCCGATGAGGTGACCATGAAAAGACAACCCCTATCCCGACATCTCCTTGAAGCAAACCTGTCGCTCTGCCGAGAGAACTCGGCGATGGTGGACTACCTGACCTCGTTGGAGCAGACCCTCAAGGCGATTGAAGCCCATGGCAAGTCCACGGGCACGGTCGAGTTGCAGCGGTTGGCTGAGGTCCGTAGGCAGTTGCGGTCCATCGTCCATGCCAACGAGGATCGCCGTATCGCACAGACGGGGCTCAAGAACCCACCCACCCTCGGCGACCTCACCAAGGCGGTTCAGCAAGACGAGAAGATCAACTCGTACCACACCCACATCGATCCCGTAAAATACGACAAGATGTTGGAAAAGATGTTGAACGACATGTTCAACGAGCCGCCAATCAACGAGCCGCCAAAGAAGCAGGATCCACCGCCGCCTCCGTCCACCTACGACGGTGCCGTGTACTTTTTCAAGTCGATCAATTGGGGGAAGAACTTCGGGGGCGACCTTGAGGGTGAGTGGCAGGATTATCAGGACGAAGAAAATCCCGACGATCCCCTTGACGAGAAGTGAATCGTAGAGTATCGTATCGTATATGAGCGATACCAAGACTCTCACCGAGGAACAGCAGGTCATCCGCAAGCAGATCATCGATGCCCTCAAGGCGGGTATCGTGACTGTCATGTTCACCAAGGTCGATGGGACACAGCGCACGATGCGCTGCTCCCTCAACGAGGCGCACCTGCCTCCCAAGCCCGAGCCCGACCCGACCACACCGCTGCCGTCGAAACCGAAGCGTCCCGCCACGAACATCGTGGTGTGGGATGTTGAGAAGGGCGAATGGCGATCCTTCAATCTCGGCAGCGTGACGGCGTGGCAGTCCGAGAACTGATATAAAAGCCCTCCTAGTTCAGTTGGATAGAACAGCGGTTTCCTAAACCGCAGGTCGCAGGTTCAAGTCCTGCGGGGGGCGTTATGGCAATGCAAAGAAAAGAAATCATCGAAATGATGAAGAACCTTTCCCCCGTGCGCATGAACGACATGATGTTCGGCGAGATCCTCGGTGACGGATGGGAGGATGCCACCATGCCCCGAAGGATCGCACCCCCGAGCGGGTACCTAAGTCCCAAGCATTGGTGGGGGCACTACGGCCTCAAGATCGCATACCCCATTCTGATGGGGCAGGAATACGAGACCCCCGAGCGGCAGAGGGATGCCGAGATGTTCAAGTACTCGGGCACGGTCCTCCGTAAGGCAGATGGTCCGACATTCTTCGTGTCCGACGATCTCATCGATGCGCTCGACCGCACCGATGTCGAGAACAGCATGCCGATGGAGGACCTCCAATGGCCGCATGAGGGTATCCTGTTCGTCCTGCCGACCGCACGGAAGTTCGCCGAGATCTCGGGCGTGTTCGGCACCACCTCGTACATCACGATGTTCAGCATCGTCCGAGTCGATCATGTGCAGTATGGGAAGTCGTACATCGTGACCTTCCTCGACTCCGAGAGCGTGACATCCCATGCACACTACCCGTGTCGGGGTACCTACGGCGAACAGTTGGCGGAGCATGGTCAATACTTCAATCGGGATGATCCCGCCAAGTCGTTCTTTGAAGAGTTTGGCGTGGAGTTCACGCCCAACCAACTTGAGCGGGACAAGTGGCAGAACGGCGAGGTGGTTCGTCTCGCTTGGAAGATTCTCTGCGCCATGAACGCCACGAATGACATCGTGAAAGTCGGCGGAGGCATCGCCCGTGAGGCTCGGGTCAAGAAGGGAAAAAATCGTCCTGCCCTGTGGAACCCGACCATGCTCGACCTTGTGGAACGGATTCAAACCGAAGGAGAGTCGGGTGTGGGGGGCACGGGCGTAAGGCTCCATTGGCGACGAGGTCACTTCCGCCGTCAGGTGTGTGGAGTTGGCAGGTCGGAGCGTAAGACCCTATGGATCAAACCCCACAAGGTCGGGTCTCTCTAAATAATCTCATGCTCACCCTCATTGAATCCATACTCAGCGAGAATCCCAAGGCGCAGATCTACTGCGACATGGACGGTGTCCTCGTTGACTTCGTCGGCGGCATCTGTGCCCTCGACGGAAACGCTTCTTGCTCGGAGAGGGAATTTGATGCGTACATCCGAACCCGCAGGAAGCGATTCGACAGAGATCATCCGAGGCTATTCCTCAACTTCCCATGGATGGCTGACGGCAAGATCCTGTGGAACTACATCTCGCAGTACGGGGCACACATCCTCTCGGCTCACACTACATCATGGCAACCGACGAGCAAGGAAGACAAGATGACATGGATCAAGCGGGAGATGCGTCCGCTTCCCGTCAGGATCCACATCGGTCTTCGCTCGGAGAAGCGTGAGTATGCTGTGCAAAAGGATGGCACGAAGAACATCCTCATCGATGATCTCAAGCAGAACATCGATGAGTGGAATGCTGCGGGTGGCGTAGGTATTCATCACAAGAACGCTGCGACCACAATCGCAACGCTCAAAAGGTTTGGATTCACGGGGAGAAAGGCAATGGTGACGGCATGAACAACGAGACTGAGACTCTCAAGAACCTCACGGAGACCGCCAACGAAGTCAGCACGATGCGTGTGCTTGACGAGGCATCTCTGTCACGACTCTATCAACACACCCTTGAGCGGAACATCGGCATCATCACGGCTTTCCGTGGTCGATACCCTGTCGCCGAGAACAAGGCACGGAACGCTAAACTACAGGCGGAGATCCGTGCTGCGGGATTCGGCTTCTACCGTGTCGATGGTCACTACATCGAAGGATACGGCTCCGAGGTCTCCAAGGATGTCAGGGAACAGGCGTTCCTTGTCATCGGCGACAAGGGAGACGATAAGGGTCGCCTCAAGGGATTCCTCCGCAAGGCAGGGGCGAGATACAACCAAGACTCCGTCCTGTACAAGTCGTTCGACGGCAAGGCGGTCCTGATCGGCACCCAAGGCAAGGATGAGGATGGCAACGCCGTCGAGTTTCCAGGTCTCGGTAAGGAGTTCTCTGTGGGCGAGTTCAAGCCCATGAAGGTTTCTCAGTTCTACTCCAAGATGAAGGGGAAGCCCTTCGTGTTTGAGTCCTATCAGGAAGCCGACACATTTCAAAGCGCATGGCTGCGTCATCTGATGGCGGGAAGAGAGCCATCGGCGGAGTAGCCCAATGGCAGAGGCGGCGGTCTCAAAATCCGCTTAGTGTGGGTTCGACTCCCACCTCCGCTACTAGGAGTGAAATCATGGAATACATCGCAGGTCAAGGCTACAAGGACGGGTACAACGACCGAATGTCAGGTCAGCCGAGCAGGTGTCCGCTCGGAATGACCTCCGCCACCTCCGACAAGAAGGTGTATTGGGAGGAGTACGCCACGGGTTATGCCGAGGCGCACACGAAGGTCCTACGGGATGCCCGAAGCAGCGTCAACGAGATCCACGGCAGCATGGGTCGCTACCTCATCGAATAGATATCACCATGACTCTCATCACCAGTCTCCTCACCCTGCAATCGCAACTTCGGGTTTTCCATTGGCAAACCAAGTCGTATGCCGAACATCAGGCACTCGGAGGTCTCTACGAGGCTCTCGACGGACAGATCGATGAGTTCGTGGAGACCTTCTCGGGACGCTACGGTGTTCCCGCAGCCAAGGACTCGTACAGGCTGACCCTCGTCAACTACAAGGACAACGCCGCCGTGGTCGAGGCTCTCGACCAAGCGATCTTGTACATGACAAACGAAGTCCCCGCCCTTCTCAAACCCGAGGACACGGATCTCCTCAACATCAGGGACGAGATGATCGGGGCGATCAACAAGACGAAGTACCTTCTCCGTCTGAAGTGAAACATCGGGGTCGATCAGGTATCGAATCCACGAAGACCGATGAGTGATGCGCCACGGGAAACCATGCTAGTCCCGTAAAAGTGTATGGAAACCATAACTGCCAAGTTCAATGTGCAGCCCCGTCAGCGTCTCGCCCTTGCGGCCTGATCCCGACGAATCGTCCTCCCGATTCTCTTGAGGCGGACGATCAAACCAAGAGATGGGTCGCAGGGAGTCGGGAAGCCGACTGCGACCGAGAGCAAAGATCCCGAAACTGAACCCGCTCAGTTGCCCTCGGCGGCGGGTCAGGACAAGCAAGGGCTATTGGCGTAGTAGGCACCACGGTGAGCGTGAGATCACGGGGGTTCGATTCCCCCCGACTCCATTTAGTGATGTGCAGTCGAGCAACGGAAGATAAACCGTCAGGCTCATATGGATCAGGGCTACTAGTGCCCGAGATTGAGAAAGGGTGCAAGGCCCTCGCTGCGATTTCGCCTGTTGTGTAAAGGTAGCACAGAAGACTTTGATTCTTCTAGTCTTGGTTCGATCCCAAGCGGGCGAGTTGGGTGGTTGCCCGAGCAGCAAAGGGAGCAGACTGTAAATCTGCCGTCATACGACTCCGTAGGTGCAAGTCCTTCACCACCCATTCAGATGAACTACTCATTCACCATACGCAGTCGCTACGGGCAACTGAGGACGATCACCCTCCTTGACGAGGAGCGGATGCTGTTCAAGGTCTCGGGTCCCTCGGAGTTCTGCCGTGGTGGCGACAACATGATCGACTTTGAGGGAGGACCTTTCTATGCGGTGGACACCGACTTCCACGGTCTCGGAAAGGTCACCTCGGTCACGGTCCCGTGCCAAGAAGAGCAGCATGACTTTCACGAACCCACAGCATTGGTCACGGTGAAACTCTCTGCGAAGGGCAAGAAAGCGATCAAGCAATGGCAAAAGGAAAACTATGGGTGATCACAGTCAAGAGCAACTCCACGGACAGGGGCTACCTAGTGGTGAGCCACGGTGTTGTGGCGGTGTATGCAAGCGAGAAGGATGCCGTCAAGGAGGCGAAGTGGCTGAACGACTTCCATCGGAGGATCGGATCGGGGACGGAGTACAGCCCGACACGGTGGAAGGAGGAGGCGGGGTACAGGACATCGCTTCAGAGTCCGACCTCCGAGACCGAGTCGTACAACTCCATCAAGACATCGTCCGAGGCAAGGAGAGGCGGCGTGAGGAGATCGAAGCCGCCCACCCCCGAGTCTTCGGGCGAGGCACCAAGTCCGACGATCCCAACGGATCTGTCGGAACTGTTTGTTGGGAGTTTGGTTATGGATGGGACGAACTCGTAGAGAATCTCATACAGATGATCGAACGGGAGATCGACCGACAGCCCTCCCTCGCCGAAGGGGACACCCCCTTCGCAATCGTGCAGATGAAGGAGAAGTTCGCACAACTCCGCATCTACTGCCACGGTGGAAACGAGAGGATCCTCGGAGCCATCGCCGTGACCGAGCAACTCTCCTCGGGCGTGTGCGAGATCTGTGGAAGCGTGGGTCATTCCCATACATCGGGACGGTGGCTGAAGACCCTCTGCGGCGAGTGTGCCCTCCTGCACAAGTACGAGCCGTTGCAGTCTGACTCGTCGGATAAATAATCCGATATGGCGAAGCGGCAGATCGTCAACACGGCAAGGCAGTTCCGCTGCCGCACACGCACCTGCGCACCCTCGTCCGAGGCGAAGGCACTCCTATCGTCCAAGTTGGGTGCAAGGGGCAAGTCAAATAGCAAGGGATACGCCGAGATCATGCAGTTGGTCGGGCTGATGAAAGAATCCAATGTGTGGGGTGCGGGACTAAAGGGCTACCTGTTCAGGGGCGATATCAGCACAAGCATGAAAAGTGCGATCACCTCGTTCGCTGTGTCGAACGGGTGGCAGATCACCCTCGGACGGCGGATCATCAAGTACGGGATCATCGTCCGAGGTGGGAAACTGAACAAACGGCATCTCCTGATCTTCGGTCGGTACCGAGAGAAGGGGATGACGGGCAAGGCGTACTGCTCTCTCACCATCATCTGAGGTCCCCGACATGAACATCACCTTCACCGACAAGTCCGTCCGCAGCAACACCATCGGCACCGTGAAGTCCTGCTCCATCGTGAGCCTGTACTTCGCCCTAGTCTCGTTCACCGCCGTAGGCTACTCCCTGTGGATGATGCTTACGACCGACGAGTTGGGCAAGCCCGTTGCCATCGGTGGTGTCGGTCTCCTACTCCTCCTCTGCTCGTACCTCATCAACAATCTCGCCAAGGCTGTCTCTGCGAAGGTCGCCAAGGACGATGAGGATGCCAAGGATGCGGACTACATGGACAAAATGAACAGGATCGAAGACCGTGCCCGTGAAGAGAACGACGAGATCAGCGACAGGTTCGACGGTCTTGAGGAGTCCGTGGACCGCAGGTTCAACGACCTTCGGCGTGACCTCACGGAACACATAGATCGCAACTACGAGTCGGTGTGGCGCAAGTTCGATGATGTCGAGGTGCGCTTGCCCGAGCGCAAGAGGTAATCGGCGAGAGCCGCTGCGTGTAGGGCGGAGGGGGCGCAAGCCTCTTCCGCCCTTTCATTTGGAGAATGACATGACCTTGCCATACGAGAGATTCAACGCCGTCTGCAACACTAGGCGGTTCTTAGTTTCGCTCCTCACTCCATCCCTTACTCCGAGGGTTCCTAGCGGAATCCGCAAGGAGGCACGGCGGCTATTGAAGCACTACCCGTGGGACTTGGAGGCGGAGATACTCGCACACACGGATATATCCGATATCGCACGGATGAGACAAAAGAAGTCCCTCTCGGGGCGAAAGAACACAACGAAGGAGCGCAAGCCATGACCAAGACGATTACCAAGATCAGCCCCGATACGCTGAACATCCTCAAGAACTTCGCCACCATCAACAGCAACCTCCATGTCAGGGCGGGAAGCACGATCAACACCGTGTCGCCGTCCAAGACCGTCCTCGCCGAGGCGCAGGTCAAGGAGACATTCGACACGGAGTTCGGCATTTGGGACATGGGCAAGTTCCTCTCGGTGGTGAGCCTTTTCAAGGAACCCGAGTTTGAGTTTGATTCAACCCATGTCCTCATCGGCGAGGCGGGGGGAGGAAAGACCTCGGTCAAGTACTTCTTTAGTGATCCGACTCTCCTCACCAAGGAGGACAGGAAGATCGTGATGCCGAACATCTCGGTCTCGTTCCAACTGACGAAGGACAGCCTCGGCTCCCTTCTCAAGGCTGCGTCCGTCCTTCAGGCTCCCGACATGTGCGTCGAGGCTTGCGGTGAGGGCATCTGCATCCGTGTCTGCGACAAGAAGGATCCGACCGCCCACAGTTGGTCGGTCTCCATCGACACGCAGGAATACAGCCGCTCGTTCCGCTATTGGTTCAAAATCGAGAACCTCAAGATGATCCCCGCCGACTACACGGTGGACATCGGTGAGAAGCGTGTCGCTCGGTTCACGGGCGCATCGGTCTCGTATTGGGTCGCCATGGAATCGGACAGCACCAACAAGGCTTGATATGAACGACCTACTCGTAGAGAAGTACCGTCCAAAGAAGGTCTCGGACTGCGTCCTACCCAAGGGACTGTCCGAGACCTTCTCGGACATCGTCAAGTCGGGCGACATCCCGAACATGATCCTCTGCGGGGGCGCAGGTTGCGGCAAGACCACGGTCGCCCGAGCGGTGTGCGACGAACTCGGTCGTGATGTGCTGTTCATCAACGCATCCGAGGACGGCGGCATCGACACCCTGCGCACCCGCATCAGGCAGTTCGCCTCCGCCGTCTCACTTGGTGGTGGCACCAAGGTGGTCATCCTTGACGAGGCGGACTACCTGAACCCCCAATCGACACAGCCCGCTCTCCGTGGCTTCATGGAGGAGTTCGGGTCGAACTGTCGGTTCATCCTCACCTGCAACTTCAAGAACAGGGTCATCGATCCCCTCCACTCCCGCTGCACGGTGATCGACTTCAAGATCCCCGCCAAGGAGAAGGCGAGGATGGCGAAAGACTTCCACGGCAGACTCAAGGGAATCCTTGATGCCGAGGGTGTCGTGCATGAGGATCGTGTCCTCGCCGAACTGATCATCAAGCACTTCCCCGACTTCCGCCGTGTCCTCAACGAGGTGCAGCGGTACTCGGTGTCGGGCTCAATCGATGCGGGAATCCTCGTCACCTCCGACATCGCCATGGACTCTCTCATCAAAGCACTCAAGGCGAAGTCTTTCGGTGACATACGCAAGTGGGTCGTGGAGAACGCCGACAAGGACACCGCTCATGTGTTCCGCAGGATCTACGAGACCCTGCTCGACTCGTTGCAGCCCTCTTCGGTTCCTCAGGCGGTCATCACCCTGTCGGACTATCAGTATAAGTCTGCCTTCGCCGCCGATCAGGAACTCAACCTCGCCGCCTGTTGCGTGGTCCTCGCATCGGAATGCACCTTCAAAGCCTAAATACGGGCGACGAAGGGGGGCATCCGATGGTCGTGAAAAGCCTCAACGATCTGTCCATATCGATCCATGAGATCGGTCAGCGGTATCAGATCCAATCCTACATCGAAGAGTTCCGACAGTCGCTCGGCGAAGAGGTCAGCGACAGGTTTTGGGATGACTTTGACTCCACGGTCAGGACCGTATCGGTCGGGGAGGTGGTCAATCCATTGGAGAAGATCATGCTGCTGTCGAGCATGATCAACGACGATCAGTTGGAGAAGGTCTCCAAGATCAACCAACGGCTCGACAGGAAGTACTCCTACACCGACTTCATCAAAGAGTGCAGCAACGCCCGACAGACCTTCCTGCGGGAGCGGAACAACTACTTCGCAATGAAGGTAGCCAAGAAGCATTCCGATGACAGCGGCAACGGCGGTCTCGGCTCGTACTTCGATGTCACGGGCATGACCGATGTCATGCTTGCCGAATGGTTGGACGCTGCACTCTCTGCCGTCTACCCAAACCACATCGACATCGAATACGAGGACATGGGCGGCAAGAAGGTAAAGACGAAAATCGCCCACCGAGTATGCGTGGTCGGGCGTGAGTATGTCGAGGCACCCCTGATCGACCGCTACCATGGGTCGAACGCCTACGACCAATTCCTACTGCACAGCGTCTACGACATCAAGAAGAACAAGTGGGTCTATGTCCCGATGAGGCTGATCGTGAGCCTGAAATCCGAGGACATCGACCTCGACGGTGTGAACATCCCATGAGCCAAAGACTCTCCCCCTTCGACTTCATCAAGAGCATCAACGAGAAGACGGGCAACCTCATGGAGGTCTCCCCCGACACCGAGAAGGACTACACCCCCTTCGTGGTCAACCGTGGGCTGTCTTTCAGCCCCGACACGATCCTCTATGCCAACGAGATGAACTGCCTCCCGTTCACGGAGAGGCGGATGCAGTACGACTATCTCTACGCCTCGGTCAGGCGGAGGAAGAGGTTCGACAAGTGGATCAAGCCCGAGGAGGGCAACGAGGAACTCGTACAGGCTGTCATGCAGCGGTATGGGATCGGGAGGAAACGAGCCGACGAGTACATCTCCCTCATGGATGTCGAGGCTCGGGACAGGATCCTCAAGGCGAAGGGCGGGTCACCCTAAATAACTCCAAACCGAGTTACGAAGTCGTGAACGAGATCGTGGACAACCTAGTGGAGGTTACTCTTCCCTCTCCCGATGCCTTCCTCAAGGTCAAAGAGACCCTGACGAGGATCGGAATCTCGGCGAAGGCCGAGAAGAAACTGTGGCAGTCCTGCCATATTTTGCATAAGAGGGGTCGATACTACATCGTCCACTTCAAGGAACTCTTCTTGTTGGACGGGCTACCCACCGACTTCTCCGAGTCGGACAAGGCTCGTCGCAACACGATCACGGGTCTCCTAGAAGAATGGGGGCTCGTCAAGGTCGTGGATCCGACCCGAATCAAGGAGCCGACCTGCTCCATCGGGCACTTCAAGATCCTTCCCCACTCGCAGAAAGCCGAGTGGGAACTCATACCGAAGTACAGGATAGGTCTCCGCAAGCGGCGACCCGAGGAACCCGAGGGGTCGAAACCCCCCGAGCCTCCGTCCGAGTGAGCCAACCAACTCTTCACCATGAACTCCGTGATCCTCGGCTACAAGCGTCTTCACCCCGAAGCCTTCCCTCCCGCCTATGCGACGGAGGACTCCGCATGCTTCGACATCAAACTGTGTCTCCCCGTGGGACACAGGAAGGTCGATGTGTGGACGGCGAACAACACATATTCGCATGGGATGGCTTTTCCCGACCACATGAGCGGTAGCAAGGATGTCGTGTTGGAACTCAGGCAGGGCGAACGAGCCCTCCTGCCTACCCAACTGATCCTCGACATCCCGAGGGGCTACTCCGTGCGCCTCCACATGCGCTCGGGACTCGCCGTCAAGAGCGGTCTCATGCTCGCCAACTGCGAGGGTGTGATCGACTCCGACTACATCGAACAACTGATGGTTCCCGTAACGAACACAAGCAGCGCAGTTCTTGCGCTTCGCCACGGGGATCGCATCTGCCAAGGCGAAATCGTGGAGAAGATCTCATCGATCTTTCTCCAAGTGGACGATGTGATGGACAGAGGGACAACCCGCAACGGGGGCTTCGGCTCGACAGGAAAGGCATGAGATGAACAGGGAAGAACTCCTCAAGAACCATGAGCGACTCTGCGGGTTGGCGATCAACCTGATGAAGAGGAAAAACCACGACTACGCAGGTCGTGGTGGCGAGAGCCCCTTCGCCAACTTCACCCGCTGCGAGGCGATGGGCATCTGCTCGACCGAGCAGGGATTCCTCGTCCGACTCACGGACAAGATGAGCCGACTGTCCTCGTTCATCGAAGCGGGCACACTACAAGTGAAGGACGAGTCCGTCGAGGACACCATCCTCGACATCATCAACTACGCCGTGTTGTTTCAATCCTACCTCCAAGAGAAGAAGGAGCAGAACCATGAGAATCCCATCGACACTCATCGCAACGGTGTTCATCTCCACGATCATCATCGGAACGGCAGGGCTCCACGGACCCTCTGCATCGGGGTCTCCGATTCAGACCGCAGCCTCGGCGCAGATTGACACGAATGTCGATCTGATTCTCCCCGCCTTGGCGACCGTCGAGTCGAGCAACAACCCCAACGCCGTTGGCGACAAGGGAAAGGCAATCGGGATCTATCAGATCCATTGGGGATATTGGAAGGACGCAACCGACCACGACAAGTCCATCGGCGGGTCGTATCGGGACTGCTTCGACCCCGTCTACGCCGAGCGGATCGTCCGTGCATACCTCGCACGGTACGCACCCAAGGGTGCCACCCTTGAGCAACTCGCCCGAATTCACAACGGCGGCGGCGGGATCCTCAAAAAGCAGCACTCGACCAAGGAGAAGGACAAGAAGGCGTGGGCGAACACCACCGCTTATTGGAACAAGATCAAGAAGGAACTCTTTGAGTGAACTACGAAATCCTCATCGGAAACTGCCTCGACAAGATGCGGGAACTCGACCCCGACTCCATCGACTCCATCGTGACCGATCCTCCCTATGGACTTGAGTTCATGGGGAAGGAATGGGATCATGGAATCCCTGCGAAGGACTTTTGGATCGAAGCCATCCGTGTCGCCAAGCCAGGTGCGCATCTTCTCGCTTTCGGAGGAACCCGCACTTACCACCGCCTTGCCTGTGCCATTGAGGATGCAGGATGGGAGATTCGGGACTGCATCATGTGGGTCTACGGATCGGGGTTCCCCAAGAGCCATGATGTGAGCAAGGCGATTGACAAGCGACGAGCCAGCAACGAAGTGATCCGCCCGTGGCTGAAATCGCTTGGCACTAGGGAGGCTCTTGCTTCTGCGTGTGGTGTCACGACACGCCAAATCGACCACTACCTCGGTGAAAATACGCCGTGTCCGCAAACCCTGCCAGAAGATAAGTTCGTCATGCTCTGTGAGAAATTTGGCAAGGTTCCTGATTGGGCGGAGGATATGTATGAAGCCATCGGGGAAAAACTTGGTCATGTGAAGCACGCTCGTAGCGGCGGCGATGACTTTGCAAAACGCCCCAACTCCGTTTCGTCAAGCAGAGTCGTGGACATCACCGCTCCTGCCACCGAAGCGGCAAAGCAATGGCAAGGTTGGGGAACAGCCCTGAAGCCCGCATGGGAACCGATCATCGTCGCCCGCAAGCCGCTGTGTGGCACGGTTGCGAAGAATGTATTGCGGCATGGGACGGGGGCGATCAATGTGGATGGTTGCAGGGTGGAGTTGAACGGGGACTATAAATGCGGTGCGAACGGCAGACCTTCCCAAACAGGTTTGGGTGACAACTACGATTCGACCAAAGCGAACCAACACAGCGAGGTCGGTCGCTTCCCCGCCAACCTCATCCACGACGGAAGCGACGAGGTGGTGGGGCTGTTTCCAAGCGTCAAGGCTGGCGTGGCTGTTCGTGGCAACCAAACAGTCTCTCATTTCGGCACAGCGGGGAGTCCACAGGGCGACATAGGCTACGGCGACAGAGGCTCCGCCGCCCGCTTCTTCTACTGCGCCAAGGCGAGCAAGGCGGATCGGGACGAGGGGTGCGAGGGGTTGGAGGAGCGCAAGTCTGGGATGTCAAACGGCGCACAGTTGAACGGAGAGGGATACGACAAGGGACAAGACATCGGGCTGAACCGCGTTATTTCGCCCCGTAACTACCACCCAACCGTCAAGCCCACCGCCCTTATGCGCTATCTCTGCCGTCTAGTGACTCAACCAAACGGGATCGTCCTCGACCCGTTCATGGGCAGCGGATCGACAGGGAAGGCGGCGATGCTTGAAGGCTTCCGATTCGTGGGGATCGAAATGAACCCCGAGTATGCGGAGATCGCCAAACACCGCATCGACCACGCTGCGTCGAGCATGGTGAACAACGACCTGAAGGGACTCTTTGAGTGAACTACGAGGTCTTCAACTCCGATGCCATCGACTTCATGGTCGGTGAGCCTTCCGACAAGTACGACTTCATCTACCTCGACCCCCCGTACTACTGCGACAGGGACTTCGGGGAGTTCAGCGACAAGTGGAACAGCATCGACCACTACATGGGGATGCTGATCTCGACCTTCGTACAGGCACGGCGAATCCTCAAGCCCCACGGGAACCTGTGCGTCCATGTCGATTGGCATGCCTCCCACCGTGTGAGGATGTCCCTTGAGAACATCTTCCTCCCGAGGAACTTCCGCAACGAGATCATTTGGTGCTACGCCTCGGGCGGGGCATCGAAGCGTCACTTCTCACGGAAGCACGACAACCTTTTCGTGTATGCCAAGGATGCCGACCTCTGCCGCTTCAACCTGATCCGTGAGCCGTACCCGAGGGACTACGGCGGCAGGGAGGGGTTCCATCCCGATGGTCGCATTATGAATGATTGGTGGCAGATCGGCATCCTCTCGACCACGGCGAAGGAGAGGAACGGCTACCCAACACAGAAACCTCTTGAACTCCTTGAGAGGTTGATGAAAGCGTACACGGATAGGGGCGATCTAGTCCTAGACCCCATGTGTGGCTCGGGCACGACCGTTGAGGCGGCGTTGCGCCTCGGCAGGAATGTGGTCGGCGTGGACAGCAATCCGAATGCCGTCCTCATCGCCAAGGATCGTGCGGAGAGGTGCATGGGTCTGCACGGACTCATGCAATGACCAAAGACCACCGCTACAACATCATCTTAGGCGACTGTATCGAAGGAATGAGGACTCTGCCCGATGGCTGCGTCCACACTTGCATCACATCTCCTCCGTATTTCGGACTCCGTGACTACGGAACGGGAACATGGGAGGGAGGTGACTCCAACTGCGATCACATTGATGAGACTGCTATGGAAGAACGCATGAGGCAGAAGAAGTCCATGATAGCCGTGGGTGAGCGTATGGACGGCAGCACACGCACACGGGTACATGACGAGCAGATCGGCAAGGGCATACAGCACCGACACCTGTGCAAAAAGTGCGGAGCCAAGCGCACGGACTCGCAGATCGGTCAGGAAGACACGGTAGAGGGGTATGTCTCCAAGATGGTCGAGGTCTTCCGTTCCGTCCGCAGGGTACTCCGTGACGATGGCACGGTGTGGCTGAACCTCGGCGACTCGTACATGTCGGCGAAGAACTGCGCCCCTCCGCCGCAGACCGTGGCGAACGGAAACTATCGCAGCATGCCGACCGACTTCGTCCCCGCCAACCGCAGGGATCAGGTGGGATTGAAGACGAAGGACTTGATCGGCATCCCGTGGCGTGTCGCCTTTGCACTACAGGCTGATGGTTGGTATCTCCGTCAGGACATCATCTGGCACAAGCCCAATCCCATGCCCGAAAGCGTGGAAGACCGCTGCACCAAGGCACACGAATACATCTTCCTCCTGACGAAGAACCCGAGGTACTACTACGACAATGAAGCGATCAAGGAGAAGGCGACATATTCGGATCACCACAACAGATACCACACGAAAGGAAGCGGACGAGCAGAGAACAACAAGAACGCAGATAACATTGCTGGTGACAACAGGGGGCTGCGTGGTCTTATGAATGAAAGCGATGGCACTCGCAACAAGCGTTCGGTGTGGACGGTGACCACGAAGCCGTTCAAGGGAGCGCACTTCGCCACCTTCCCTCCCGATCTCATCGAACCTTGCGTCCTAGCGGGATGTCCCGAAGGTGGCATCGTCCTCGACCCCTTCACGGGATCGGGAACCACCTGTGTCGTGTCCCTCAAGCACGGCAGGAACTTCGTCGGAACCGAACTGAACCCCGAATACATCAAGATCGCAACCGACAGGATCACGAAGGAGTGCCCGATCCCACTCACCGATCTATTCGCATGAAGCCCTTTTACACCGCCGTCAGCACCAAGGGCAGTCGCATCCTCCACAGGGGCTACGACGAGAAGGGTCGCCGACTCCACGAATCCCTCACCTACCGACCGACCCTGTTCGTCACGACGAGCAAGCCGAAGGGGACATCGTGGCGAACCATCGACGGCAGGATGGTCGATCCCATCGACTTCGACACCATGTACGAGGCGAGGCAGTTCGTCGGTCAGTACGATGGGGTAGGCGGCTTCGGTGTCTATGGCGACATCGACCCCGAGTATCAGTTCATCGCTGACAGGTACGGAAGCGACGGCGAGATCCCGTATGATCCCGCCTTCATCCGTGTCCTTTCCATCGACATTGAGGTCGAGAGCGAGGATGGGTTCGCTTTGGTCGATGACCCCCGAGAGCGTGTCAATGCCATCACGATGATCCAAGGAAACGAGGTACACGCCCTCGGGCTCGGGGAGTTTTCCGTCGAGGGTGCCGTGTGCCACTCGTTCACAGACGAGGCGAGTCTCCTGCACAGGTTCCTCGACATTTGGGAGGAACTCGACTGTGACATCGTCACGGGGTGGAACGCCCAACTGTACGACATCCCCTATCTCCACGGCAGGATCAGCCGAATCCTCGGTCCCAAGGCGGTCAAGAGGCTATCCCCATGGGGCGAGATCCGCAGCCGCAAGGTTGTCGTGATGGACAGAGACAATCAGGTCTACGACCTTGCGGGGATCTCGGTACTTGACTACTACGACCTGTACAAGAAGTTCACCTTCGTCACCCGTGAATCGTACAAGTTGCAGCACATCGCCATGATCGAACTCGGCGAGGGCAAGATCGACTACTCCGATATCGGTACCCTCTCCAACCTGTACAAGCAGGACTTCCAACGGTTCATGGAGTACAACATCAAGGACACCCGCCTCGTCCTCCAACTTGAGGACAAGTTGCGGCTGATCGAACTCGCTCAGGCACTCGCCTACAGCGCACGGACGAACCTTGACGATGTCTTCTCGCAGGTGCGCATGTGGGACAGCATCATCTACCACTACCTGCGGACCAAGAGGATCGCCATTCCTCCGAAGCCATCGGTCGAGAAGCGTGAGCAGTTTGCGGGTGCCTATGTGAAGGAGCCGAAGCCGAGCCCCTATGAGTGGGTCGCCTCGTTCGACCTCGACAGTCTGTACCCGCACCTCATCATGCAGTACAACCTCTCACCCGAGACCATCGCCGACGAGAGGATCCCCGACATGACTGCGGACACCCTTCTCGCCGATCCCGAGAAGTTTGCCCCCGCCCTTGCCTCCGCACGGGAGCGCAATCTCTCCGTGGCGGGTAACGGCACCATGTACCGCAGGGACATCCATGGGTTCCTCCCCGAACTCATGGACACGATGTACAAGCAGCGTAAGGAATACAAGAGGCTCTCGGTCGAAGCCAAGGGTTGGCTGAAAAAGAACTCGGACAAGGCTTCCCCCGAGGAGGTAGGGGCGAAAAAGAAGGAGGTATCGAAGTACCACAACTTCCAACTCGTCCGCAAGGTGCAGTTGAACTCGGCATTCGGTGCCATGGGCAACCAGTACTTCCGATACTACGACCTCCGCATCGCCGAGGCGATCACATGGTCGGGCAAGTTGTCGATCAAGTGGATCGAACAGAAGTTGAACCGCTTCCTCAACAAGACCTGCGCCACGGAAGGTCACGACTATGTCATCGCCTCCGACACGGACTCGGTGTACCTGCACCTCGGTCCATTGGTCTCCAAGGTCCTCGGTGAGAAACCCACCAAGGAGACGGTGCAGTTCCTCAATAGGTCTTGCAACGAGATCATCCTCCCAAGGATTTCAAGGTGGTACGAAGAACTCTCGGTCGGCATGAACGCATATGCGAACCGCATGAGCATGAAGCGTGAGAACATCGCAATGCGTGGACTGTGGGCTGCGAAGAAGAGGTACTGCCTCGCCGTACACATGGGCGAGGACGATGTCTACATGGACGAACCCGACATCAAGGTGACGGGTCTTGAGGTCGTGCGGTCATCGACTCCGCAGGTCGTTCGCAGCAGCCTCCATCAGGCGATCAGTCTGATCCTCACATCTGACGAGGGTGCCCTTCGGTCATTCGTGGATGGATTCCACGACGAGTTCATGGGGCTCTCGGTGCAGCAGATCTCGTTCCCCCGTGGGTGCAACAACCTTGACGAGTATGCAGACGCAGCGTCGATCTACAAGAAGTCCACACCCATCGCCGTCAAGGGTGGACTCATATACAACCATCTCGTCAAGACGAAGAAACTCACGAAGTCGTACCCCCTCATCAGGGAGGGGGACAAGATCAAGTTCTGCTATCTCAAGGAGCCGAACCCGATCCGTGAGCATGTCATCTCGTTCGTGACCGTGCTTCCCGAAGAGTTCGGCTTGGATCGCTACATCGACAGGGAGATGCAGTTCGACAAGGCTTTCCTTGAGCCCCTCAAGAAACTGCTCGACATCGTCGGCTGGAAGGTCGAGGACGAGGCTAGCCTCGACACCCTGTTCGCCTGATCGACCCTAAATAGGTCCATGCAGCCCATCGGCAGGTTCCTCGACAAGGATGTGCGCCATCCGCATGTCCATCTGTGCTTCGATGACCACTCGGTCTCCCATTGGCACGGTGCGAGGGCGATCCTGAAGAATCACAGAGCGAAGGCTGTGTTCTATGTGGACTCGTTTTTCCTCCTCGGCGACGAAGAGATCGACATGCTCCACGACCTCCGCTCGGATGGTCATGTCATAGGTTGCCATGGAAAGAAGCACCGTGATGCCCTTGCATACAGCAAGAGATACGGGATCGACAAGTACATCGATGACGAGGTGATCCCCGCCATGGAGGAGATGGTCGAGGCGGGATTCGATCCGACCCATTTCGCATTCCCACACACCAAGTTCGATGATGCCCTGTTCTCCGAGGTGGAGCGTCTGTTCTGCTTCGTCCGCTCGGCCAACTCAGGAACGATGCTTTCGGGCGGAAGGACGATTCCCCTGCAATCCACGATGGACACACAGGGAGTTCCGACCGAATCCAAGATTCGTGGGGGAGATCTCCTCAGGGTGGTTGAAAAGATCAGGGCAGGGGTCGAAGAGGGGGTGAGCCCCGTCATCATCTTCCACGATATACGACCCGTGGGCGCACCTGCGCACACGGGTACCCACGCACGGGCGCATGTGACCCCCGATGAGTTGGACACCGTGCTTGGAGCGATCACGGACTCGGGCTACTCATACGAGACCTTCGACGGTTTCTGCGAGGCTCCACCCGATACGGACGATTGAACACCTAAATCATTCTGCGAGATCCACCCTATGAACTTCCTGAAGTCTCTCGTCAAGAGCAGCGGCAACGAGTACGCAGCCATCGCCAACGACGGTCTTGAAGCCGATGTCTCGGGCTTCATCGACACGGGCTCCTACGCCTTCAATGCACTCGTCTCGGGCTCCCTCAACGGCGGCATCCCGAACAACAAGATCCTCGGCATCGCAGGTGAGTCCGCCACGGGCAAGACATACTTCGCCCTCGGAATCGCAGCGCAGTTCCTCAAGGACAACCCCGAGGGGGTGATCCTGTACTTCGACAGCGAACAGGCGGTGACGAGCGAGATGATCGTCAGCCGTGGGCTCGACAAGAACCGTGTTGCGGTGTTCCCCATCGCCACGGTCGAGCAGTTCCGTCATCAGGTCATTCAGATCATCGACAACTACGGCAAGTTGGAGAAGTCCGAGCAAAGGGCGACCATGATCGTCCTCGACAGCCTCGGGATGCTCTCGACCTCCAAGGAGATGAACGACTCCGCCGAGGGCAAGGAGGTCAGGGACATGACCCGCAGTCAGGTCATCAAGTCCGTCTTCCGCACGGTCACCCTGAAGTTGGGCAAGTACAACATGCCCCTGATCGTGACCAACCACACTTACGATGTCGTGGGTTGTCTATCTTCTCATGCGTCCGTTACTCTCGCTAACGGTTCCGTGGTCCCCATCACCGATATCGTTGTCGGTGATGAGGTTAGGACGATGGCAGGATCGTCCAAGGTCACGGAACTCTTCCGTTACGAATCAGATTCCACCGTGGAAGTCGAGTTGAGTGACGGATCGGTGTTTCATGCCACACCGAACCACAAGTTCATGTGTCGTGACGGGGAGTGGAAGCCGATCTCGGAAATCTCAGAGGGTGAGGAAATCCTTGCCGTCGAGTAGCGATCTCAATCGACTGTATGGGATGCCTAGCGATTTTGCGGCATTGCGGATGCTCGGATATTCGATGTCATTGACGATCACTTTCCGTGACTTGGCATTCTTGATGCACCGTTTCATTCGGTATTCGTCCGAAGTGACCGAGTCTCTCCATCGGGAAGATACCCGTCTGCCCTCCGCTAACCTAATTGGGTCGTAGTTTCCCCTGAAGAATTCCTTGTCTGCCGTGCTGAACCAACAAGACATCCTTCCCTCGGCATACGCCTTTCGCAAGGATTCCGATCTCTTGTCATTGCTTTCTTGGGATGGACTCCTGCCCGTGAGGCTGCGAGATATTTTGCGCTGCCACTCGCCCTTTCGATCCGAGGCAAGGAACTTCACGAAGCCTTGCTTCGACAATTCCATCCTTGCGATCTCCGCTTCCTCGGTCTTGCCGCTCAACATCTTCCAAGCAACGAAGTCTCGTGGATCACCGTTCTTTTCGTACAGAAGTCTGTGGGCTTCGGCATGTTCCTCCACGGTAAGTTCGATGATGTTGTCCTCGGAGTCCGATCCCCCTGCATGTCTTGGCACGATGTGATGTTTGTGAGTGACCCTTCCCATCAGTCCATATATATGGTTATGGAGTATTGAGCATGAAGACCCTGAAAATCGTCCGCAAGACCCCGACCGCAACCCCTGTGGAGGTCTACGACTTCACGGTCGAGGGTGACCACCACTACATCCTCGGGAACGGCTTGATCTCCCACAACTCATATGTCCCGACCAAAGAGATGGGCGGCGGCAGCGGTCTCAAGTACGCCGCCACCACCATCGTCTACCTCAGCAAGAAGAAGCACAAGGTCGATGACGAGGTCGTGGGCAACATCATCCATTGCAAGACCCAGAAGAGCCGACTGACGAAGGAGAACCGCTCCATCGATGTCCTGCTCAACTACGACAGCGGTCTCGACCGCTACTACGGTCTGATCGACCTCGGGATCGGTCACGGCATCCTCAAGAAGGTGTCGAACAAGATCCAGTTCCCCGATGGCAGGTCTGACTTTGAGTCGAGGGTCAACAAGGATCCCGAGAAGTGGTTCACGGCGGATGTCCTCAAGGCGTTGGATGCAGCCGCAGCCAAAGAGTTCAAGTACGGTCAACAGGAAGCGGGGGAAGATGCCGAGTGACAAGGAACCAAAGACCCTCCTCCTCGACGGATTCGACAAGGCGTTCCTCGGTGGACTCCGCAAGTACGGTCAGACCATCCCTATCGCCGTCTACGACTACGACAAGGTGATGGAGATCGTCATGGATGGCGGATGTGCCGATGAGGACGATGCCGCCGAGTACATTGAGTTCAATATCCTCGGGGCGCACCTCGGCGAGGGAACGCCCTGCATGATTTTCCCATGCTCCCTTCGTGAGTTCGTGATGGAGTGCGGGGAGGACATGGATTCATCCGTCGCAGAGCGTGACTACGGGGACGAGGACCCGAACGCCTATCCCGACGAGGATGACATGACGGACAGGGAGCGGACGCTCTACCGTCAGGCGATCAACGACTTCTGCTTGAACTTCATCCGCTATGTGAAGGAGACGAACCCCAAGGTCTACTCCCTCGCCAAGGACTACGCCAAGGACTACTCGGGCAACTCCGTGGTCGAGTTCGTTGACATTGAGGAAGATGACGAGGAGGACAAGAAGAAGCCATGAGGATGGTCATCAAGTTCCCCACTAGGGGTCGCCCCGAGAAGTTCGTCTCGGTGCTGAACAGGTACATCAACTTCCTCTCGGGGATGCACGAAGTCAAGTTCGTGGTATCCTTCGACCACGACGATCCGACCATGAACAACGACAACATGTGGTCGCTGTTCAACCGACTGAACGCACAGTTGGAGGGGAAGATCGTGCCCGTCTGCGGCAAGTCCACGGGCAAGATCTCGGCGATCAACGCCGACCTCGACAGGGTGGTCTCGTTCCGACCCGATGTGATCCTCCTCGCATCGGATGACATGATCCCCGTCCTCGGAGGCTACGACGAGGTGATCGCCAAGGCGATGGCGAAGTTCTTCCCCGACACGGACGGGGTCCTGCACTTCAACGACGGCTTCTCGGGTCAGGACAGGCTCATCACGCTGTCGATCCTCGGTCGGAAGTATTTCGACCGCTTCGGCTACCTGTACTACCCAGGCTACAAGTCCGTCTTCTGTGACAACGAGTTCACGGATGTTGCGAGGATGCTCGGCAAGATCGTGTACATCGACCATGTCATCATCCAACACCAATGGGTGGGTGCGGTCAATCCGAACGATCCCCTGCACCGCCGCAACGAGTCCGTCGAGATGTATGAGCATGACAAGGCGATCTACCTTGACCGCCTCGCCAACAACTTCAACCTGAAGCCCGAGGAGATAGTGAATGTCTTGGTCGCCCCGCCACAAGTTGTCGATCCTCATCCCCACGCTGATAGAGCGGAAGGACTCGCTCCAATCTCTCCGTGAGGAACTCGACCGTCAGATCGGGAAGCGCAATGTCGAGGTGATCGATTGCGCCGACAATCGACAGATGAGCATCGGTCAGAAGAGGAACATGCTGCTCACGCAGTCCTCGGGCGAGTATGTCGCCTTCATCGATGACGATGACCTCCCGAGCCCCGACTATGTCGAGAAGGTTCTGAACGGTCTCGTCAAGAGCCCCGACTGCACCTCCCTCACGGGCGAGATCGTCTTCTCGGATGGCTACAGCCGCCCGTTCATCCATTCCCTGCGCTACACGCAATGGATCGATGACCACGAAGGCAAGGTCTACTACCGACCGCCGAACCACCTCAATGCCGTGAGGCGCAGCATCGCCGTGCGGGTGGGATTTCCCCCGTGGAACAGCGGCGAGGACCGCTCCTTCAGCATGGGGCTCCGACATCACCTCAAGACCGAAGAGTGGATCGACGGCGTGATCTACAACTACAAGTGCCGCAAGACCTTTGAAGAGACCCACAATCATCAGGTGACACGATGAACGAGACCCTACAAGAGATCGGTCGCAAGCATCAGACCGACAAGCACGATGCCAACCATAAGTTTGGCGGTTCTACTTACCTCGACATCTACGACAAGTATCTGAACGGTCTCCGTGAGCAACCGATCAAACTGCTTGAGATCGGTGTTCGTGATGGATGCTCCCACAGGATGTGGCGTGAGTACTTTCCCAAAGCCATGATCTATGGAATCGACATCGATCCGAGGTGCAAGCAGTATCAGTCCGACAGGATCAAGGTTTTCATCGGAAGCCAATCCGATCCCGAGATCACGAATGCAGCCGTCAAGGACGCAGGTGGTCAGTTCGATGTCATCCTTGACGATGGTTCTCATGTCAATGAACTGACGGTCAAGTCTTTCGATCTTCTGTTTCCCTGCCTCCGTGCGGGGGGGTTGTACATCATCGAAGACCTTGGATGCTCTTATCTCGGCAAGAACCTTGGCGACCACATCGTGCGTGGGCAATGGCCTGGAATGAAGTACAACACGGGAGTAGAGTGGAACAACGATAGGCGGATGATCGACAATCTGTTCAACGGGATCATCCGTGACTTCGACACGGCACCACACACGGGCGCAAATCCGAGCGGGGTGGAGTGGATCCACTTCTACTCCCGAATCGCCATTATGCGCAAGACGGGATCTTGATCAATGGGAATCATTTCCTTCAGTCTGTGGGGTGACAAGCCCAAGTACACGGTTGGTGCGATCCGAAACGCTGAACTCGCCGTCAAGTGGTACCTCGGTTGGAAGTGCCGCTTCTATTGCGATGAGGAGACCGTGCCTCAGCATATCCTCGACACCCTAGAGACCATGCCCAACTGCGAGGTAGTGAGGATGGGTGCCTCCGTCGAGCCGCATTGGTCTATGTTTTGGCGTTTCTACGCAGCCGAAGATCCGTCTGTTGACCATGTGGTTTTCCGTGACACGGACTCTAGGATCGGGCAGCGTGAGGCGTTGGCTGTCGGGGAGTGGGTCAGGTCGGGAAAGGGATTCCATGCGATGAGAGATCATCCGCAGCACGGAACGCCTTTATGTGGGGGTATGTGGGGTGTCCGTGGCGGGAAACTCAGGAACATCCGCTCACTCATATCGAACTACTACGCACTAGGGCTGACCAAGACCGCCTTGTTCGGCATCGATCAGGACTTTCTCACCCATAGCGTTTGGTCGTTGGCAAAAGACGATGTCGTTCAGCACGATGAGTTCTTTGCAAAGCAGCCGTTTTCTCTTCCTCGGGATTCCAAACATTTCGTCGGACAGGTGTACGACGAGAATGACAATCCACAGTACTGAACATGAATATCCTCATCATCCAAGAGCGTGGTCATCACGATGCGAACCGTGACTTCAGGGAGTCTTGCTGCCTGAAGAGGTCATTTGACTCTATGGGACATGAGTGTCTCATTTGGGGCAAGGGTCACGAAGGATTCCCGAACTCTCCCGACTTCGACTCGTTCGACCTCATCGTGAACCTTGAGAATTACGGGGACGAGTGGATGCCCGACCTCTCTTGGACGAAGAAGCCTTTCAAGATGGTGTGGTGCATCGATGCCCATGTCCGTGGATCGGCTCCCTATGAGAAGACCTTCTCGGACGGCAGATACCACATCCTCGCACATGCGACGAAGGACTTCGTCAGGCTTCCTCACCATCGGTGGCTTCCGAACTGCACCGACCACAGGATGATCTTCCCGATGCCCGATGTTCCCAAGAGCATCCGCTTCGGGTTCTGTGGCAACCATGTCACGCCCGAGCGCAAGAGAGCGGTGGACACTCTGACCTCTATCTTCGGTCTCAAGCAGCACATCTTCGTCATCGGTAAAGACATGGTGCGCATGCTCAACTCGTATCAGATCCACTTCAACATGAACATCTCCAACGATGTCAACTACAGATCGTTTGAGACCCTTGCCTGTAGCACGGTGTTGTTCACGGACAGGAACCCGCAGTACAGGGAACTCGGTTTTGAGGATGGGGTCAACTGTTTGATGTACGACAAAGGTGAATATGCGGGGGATATTCGCTCTGTGATGAGTCATGCCACAACCGCAACAAACCTGTCGCAAGAGAAGATCGCCGCTATTGCCGAGGAGGGAAGGCGGCTCTTCCTGTCAAGGCATACCTACGACCATAGGGCACATGAGATCCTGTCTTGGATCAAAGGATCCTCAAGGTGAAGAAACCCGTCCTCCATGTGCATCACCATCTCGGTCTAGGCGACCACATCATCTGCAACGGATTGATTCGCAGTCTTGTTGGCGTAAGGGCGGATACCGTATCTGTCTTTGTGAGGGATGGCAATCTCCCCCGTGTCGCTAGGATGTTCGACAATGAACCGAGGATACAACTCATTCCCATCCCATCCGATGCGTGTGTGACGGATGTATCCAATCTTCAGTTTGTGAACACTCATATGCAAACTCACAGAGGAGAACTGCTCCGTCTAGGGTTTGACCAGATGAACAAAGCAGCCCAACTGAATTTCGATGAGGTGTTCTACATCTTCGCAGGTGTTCCCTTCGACAATAGGTGGACGAAGTTCTACATCAGGAGAGACCACACGGAAGAGCAGAGGGTACTCTCCAAGTTGAACCCCACAAGAGAGCCCTACATGTTCGTCCATGACGATCCATCTAGGGGATTCTCATTCGATCCCCCGAACAGCAGGGGTCTCAAGATCATCAGGAACGATCCCACCGAGGACATCTTCAGCATGATCGGTGTCCTTGAGAATGCCACCGAGATCCATTGCATGGAGAGTTCATTCCGATGCCTGATTGAAAGCATCCCCTCCATCACATGCCCCCTGTTCCTCCACAAGATGGTGAGGTTCGCCAACCAACCCAATCCCGCTTTGTTGTTGGGAAGGAAGCGGTGGGTCGAGGTATGAATCGGTCCTACAGCAGGATCCTCTTCTTCAACAACTGCAACAACGGCGACAACCACTACAGCCGACAGTTCTTGCGGCACATCTCGTCCTCGGTGGGGGTGGACTGCGCATACTCACACTTCAGATGCGACCGAATACTCGCTGACCTTCCGATGCGGCTCGTCAGGGTTGACACCCGACCCCTCCATCAGGAATCCTTCCACCTCAACGGTGACGGCACCCTCTTTGTGAACACTTGGGTGGGACATCAGAACTTCAAGTGGTTCTCTCCGAACGGATGCACTCTGCACAACAACTACAGGATGTTCAGCGAGACCTGTCGGTCGATTGGTGTATCCCTACCCTCCGAGGTGGACTGCATCCCGACCATCGATTACAAGAGGCTCGGGCTCGGTACCGCACTTCCGATGATGAATCGTGTCCTCGTATCGAACGGACCCTGCGCATCGGGACAGGCTTACAACTTCGACATGGGTCCCGTTGTCGAGGCACTCGCCGAGAAGCACCCATCGTGTCAGTTCCTCGTCACGGATCCGTTTCCCACCACCAAGGGGAACATCTTGGATGCGAACAAGGAGGCTGTCCCGCCCCTTGGCAAGTCCAACCTCATCGAACTGTCCCATCTCTCCCTCTCCTGCCCGATCATCGTCGGCAGGGGCAGCGGTCCATTCTGCTTCGCCCATGTCCGTGAGAACCTGATGGATCCCAACAAGACCTTCATCGTGTTCGGCAACGGTGCCCCCGAGGGGCATTGGGCGACGATGTCCGACTACGGGCTTCCCGAACATGCCAAGCAGTTGTGGGGCGAATGCCATGTGTACGGAACGGGAGACCACTTCTCCCTCGCATTCGACATGATCGACGGAGAGATCAATGCCAAGTTTGGTAGTCGGTAGCACCTCCCAACTCGCACAGTACTTTCCTCAGGACTTCGTCCGTGTGCCCTCTAGGGACATCTACATTCGATCCCTGACCGAGCATGAGTGGGATGCGGCGTACATCTGCTTCGCCGAGCAGAGGACATACCTTGCAAACAGCGACTCGCCCTCGGTCAGGTCGATGTTCTACGACACGAATGTGACGAAGACGCTGGAACTGATCGATGCCCTGCACCCCGTGTGCCGCAAGATCTTCTACTACTCGACGGCGGAACTATGGAACGCATCGTCGGGTCCCGTTGGTCCATCGGATCCGTACTCGTTTCACGCCAACCACTATACGGGGTCGAAGAGCGAGGCATCCCTCGTCCTTCGGAACAAGAGTTCGTATCCGAAGGTGTCGATTGCCTACCCATTCAACTTCAACAGCGTCCATAGGAGGGGCGAGTATCTGTTCGGCAAGATCTTCAAGTCGATACTGAACGGCTCCCCGACCACGATTGGGGATGTGGACTACTACAGGGAGATGCTGCACCCGACGATGGTTGTGGAGGCGACATTGGAGTCAGCCGAGCGGGATCCCGTGGGCACGGACATCGTCATCGGGTCGGGTAGGCTCGTACATGTGGGTGACTTCATTCGGAGGCTCTACCTTCGGTTCGGCATGGAGATGGAGAAAATGGCGTTGCAGGACCCACGGAATCCGTCCCCGCCGTCGATATACCGAAGGTTTCTGTTCCACTCGCACAGGCACGACCCTCGATTTTCCGAGGATGTCCTCGCCAACCTGCTTGTGTACGAACTATCTACTCTCAAGGAGTTTTCAACATGAACACAGACATCGCCGTCACAATCGAAGATGCGATCAAGCGCAAGGTCCACGAAGTACTCGACGCATCATCGAACCCTCCCGAACTCCCCGACAACCTGATCGCCACCGACAACCTCGGCGAGGTGGTCGAGAAACTCTGCATCCTCCACATCCGCACATGGTTCCTTGAGGACATGGTCGGTGTCGCTAAGACGGACGAGGAGGTGGCTTCCCTGAAGCGCAAGATCGACATCTGCTTCAAGCAGAAGAGACCACAGTACATCCAAGCGATCAACCGCATGGTTGACGCTGCCGTCATCGACGGTAGGCGGCTCACCGAGGATTCCGTGAAGATCTACAAGGGGAACTGATGCCGCAGCCAATCACCTTGGTGCGTGACACCATTGGTCAGGATGACATCGACTCCCTTATCGGGTGGCTCCAAACCAATCCCCGACTCACCAAGGGAGTCAAGACCGTCGAGTTTGAACAGGCTTGGAGCGGATGGCTCGGGTGCAGGTACTCCGTGTTCGTCAACTCGGGCTCCTCCGCCAACCTAGCGATCCTCTACGCCCTCATCGTGTCGGGTAGGCTCAGGAACAAGAAGGTGGTCTTTCCCTGTCTTTCTTGGGTCACGACCGTGGCACCTGCCATGCAGTTGGGGCTTGAGCCGATCCTCTGCGACACCGACGAGCGCAACCTCGGCATCGATGTGGCGGAGTTTGAACGGATCTGTGAGCGTGAGAAGCCCGCAGCCGTGATGATTGTCCACGCTTTGGCGTTCCCCAACGACATGGAGGGGATCAAGAGGGTCTGCGACAAGCACGATGTCATGCTCCTAGAGGATTCATGCGAGAGCGTCGGCACCCTCTGTCCCGTGAGCGGGAAGAAGACGGGCACCCTCGGTCTCGCCTCCTCGTTCTCCACCTACTACGGTCACCACTTCTCGACAATCGAAGGCGGGTTCGTCTGTACGGATGATTATGAGTTCTACAACATCGTCAAGAGCATCCGATCCCACGGGTGGTCGAGAGACCTTGACGAAGTCACTCGCAGGAACCTCCAACTGAAGTACGGGGTTGATGACTTCAGGAACCTGTACACCTTCTACCATGCGGGATTCAACCTCCGCTCGACGGACCTACAGGCGTTCATCGGGATCAATCAGTTGAGGAAACTCGACCACTTCTGCGAGAGGCGGTACGAGAACCTGATCGAATACGACAGGCTGATCGACAACCCATATTGGAAGATCGACATCTCGCAGTTCGACTTCGTGTCTAACTTCGCCTATCCCGTGATCCATCCGCTATCGGCGACCATGGTCGAGCGGCTCACGGCTGCGCATGTGGAGTGCCGACCTCTGATCGCAGGTAGCATCTCAAGGCAACCCTTCTTTTACGAGAGGTACGGGAAGAAGGCTTACCCGTTCTCTGACCGCATCCACGACCATGGGATCTACCTGCCAAACAATCCGACGATGACCAAGGATGAGATCCGTATGGTCTCCAACATCGTCAACAGCGTCACCTTGGAGAACTGAATGGATCACATCTATACGCAGCCACAGTTTGGTGAGAATTGGTTTACCTATCCCAACCTCTACTCTCGCTTCGTCGGGGAACTTCCTAGTGGATCGAAGATGGTCGAGGTAGGCTGTTGGAAGGGGAAGAGCCTCGCCTACCTCGGAGTTGAGATCATCAACTCGGGAAAGGACATCCGTGTCGATGCCATCGATACTTGGGAAGGATCCGCAAACGAACCCCCGCATCAGCAAGATGTCTATGTCCGAACGGGAAAACTCTATCAGTTGTTCCTGTCGAACATCGCCCCCGTCTCCTCCGTGGTGTTTCCCGTGAAGGTCGCTTCGGTCGAGGGGGCAAAGAGGTATGCCGATGAGTCCTTGGATGTCGTGTTCATCGACGCATGCCACACCTATGAATGCGTGAAGGAAGACATTGCAGCATGGCTTCCGAAGGTGAAGCGAGGAGGATACCTCGCAGGACATGACTACCCTTGGAGCCATGAAGATGCCGTGAAGAGAGCGGTGGACGAAAGTGTCTCTCCAATCGAAGTCACCGAGGGTTGTTGGGTGTACAGAAAGAACGCATGAACACACTAGTCACAGGGGCAGCGGGTTTCATCGGCTCCCACATGGTCGATCTTCTCTTGAACCACGGACACTCGGTCATCGCCGTGGACAACGAGAGTTCGCAGTCACACTCCAAGTTCCATTGGAACCCTCGCTCCGACATCATCCTCACCGACATCTGCCACCTGTCCTCTAGCGACTTCAAAGGGGTGGATGTGGTGTTTCACATGGCGGCTGAGGTCAGCATTCCTAAGTGCCTTGACAACCGCAACCAAGCCTTTCGGACGAATGTCATAGGGACATGGAACATCCTCGACTCCTCTCAAAAAGCGGGAGTCCGTCGAGTGATATTCTCGTCCACCTCGGCTGTCTATGGCGTGAGGGGAAGCGGATTCTCTCCGCCCGTCAAAGAGACGGATCAGATCGAATGCCCAAACAACTATGCGACTAGCAAGTTCGTAGGTGAGCAGTTGTGCAAGCAGTTCTCCCTCCTCCATGGTCTCGACACCGTTTGCCTGAGGTACTTCAATGTCTTCGGGGAGAGGCAAGCGGACAGCGGTTCATACAGCCCCGTCATCGCCGCTTTCCTACGCATGCGCAGGGAAGGTAAGCCCTTGATAATTCATGGTGATGGGCTTCAGTCGAGGGACTATGTCCATGTCTCCGATGTGGTGAAGGCAAATCTCATGGCGGCGAACCATGCCGACCCCCTCCGTGGCGAGGCGGTCAACATCGGCAGTTGGAAGTCTTCCTCGGTATTGGAGATCGCCCGTGTAATAGCCGAGGACGAGCGGTCGATATGCTTCATGCCCAAGCGTCAAGGGGAGGCTAGGCACTCCTTGGCTGACTGCGACAAGGCGAAGTCCCTGTTCGGTTGGAGGGCGACGGTCGATGTGATGGATTGGATTCGGAATGCAACCTAACACGGACAAGATCGAAGTCGCCATCCTCAGGAGCCTGTTGCACCTGTCCGAGTTCACTCGACGGGTGCTTCCCTTTTTGAAGGAGGCGTATTTCCACGACCCCTGCGAGAAGAGGCTGTTCCTCACGATCTCGGAGTTCACCTCCAAGTACAACGCCCCTCCGACCGAGGAGGCTCTCGGGATCATCCTCGGGCAGCAGGACGGGATGTCTCAGGGTGAGTACGACGAGTGCGTCCGACTCCTGCCCCTCCTCGGCGAACCCGAGGAGCATCCCGACCTCCAATGGCTCATCGACCAGACCGAGAAGTTCTGCAAGGACAAGGCGGTCTACAACGCACTCATGGAGTCCGTGGAACTCCTTGACGAGAAGCGGTCGAAGGGCAGGTCCAAGGCTGCTATCCCCGAGATCCTCAAGGAAGCCCTGAGCATCTCGTTCGATGAACACATCGGTCACGACTTCATTGAGGATGCTGAGAAGCGGTACGACTTCTACCACCGTGTCGAGAAGAAGACCCCGTTCGACCTCGACATGTTCAACAAGATCACCAACGGCGGCGTACCCGACAAGACCCTCAATGTGATCCTTGCGGGTACGGGCGTGGGCAAGTCCCTGTTCATGTGCCACCACGCCGCCAACTGCCTCTCTCAGAGCAAGAATGTCCTCTACATCACCTGTGAGATGGCTGAGGAGAGGATCGCCGAGCGTATCGATGCCAACCTCATGGACATCACCTTGGATGACCTCAAGAAGTTGCCGATGGACATCTACGCCAAGCGGCTCTCCAAGGTGACGGCGGGGATCACGGGCAAACTCCTCATCAAGGAGTATCCCACGGCATCTGCGAACGCAGGGCACTTCAGGCACTTGCTTGACGAACTGCGGCTGAAGAAGGACTTCAAGCCCGACATCATCTTCATCGACTACCTCAACATCTGTGCTTCGGTGCGGTTCAAGCCTGGGGCGAATGTCAACTCGTACACATACATCAAGGCGATTGCGGAGGAACTCCGAGGTCTCGCCGTCGAGATGTCGGTGCCGATCTTCACCGCCACCCAGACCAACCGCTCGGGCTTCGGCAACACCGATGTCGATCTAACCGACACCTCCGAGTCGTTCGGTCTCCCCGCAACCGCCGACTTCATGTTTGCTTTGATCGCCACCGAGCAGTTGGACGAACTCGGTCAGGTCATGGTGAAGCAACTGAAGAACCGCTACAACGATGTTGTCACCAACCGAAAGTTCGTGGTCGGGATCGACCGCTCCAAGATGAAGTTGTTCGATGTCAGCGACCCCATGGCGAACCTCGTCAATGCAGCCGCCAACGAGGAAGACGATGACAAACCCTCCCGCCCACGGGCGCACCCACGCACGGGCGTGAACGCATGCGCACCCACACGGGCGCACGGGCGCACGGGCGCACGGAAGCCCCCTGTGGATGACGATGACGGTTGGACATGAACCTCGGGCGAGTGACTGAATCGGAAAAAGGTGGTCGCTTATAACGGCCCTCATGTGGGTTCGATCCCCACCCCGCCTACTCATAAATATGAACAATCCCATGCTCTCTTTCAAGGAAATCGGCACCACCGAGATCGTCCGCAACAAGCATCTCCCCCATGTCGAGGACCTGATGTTCCTTGAAGGTAGGGAGGGGCTCTGCTCGTCCATTCGCATCCTCGGCGAGGTCATGCGTCAGTCCGACGAGATCGCAATCTCCATGAAGTGGGACGGAAGACCCGCCGTGGTCTGCGGGATCAATCCCGAGAACGGCAAGTTCTTCGTCGGCACCAAGGCGGCGTTCAACAAGGATGTCCGTGCCTTCCATACGGTGCAGGAGATCACCAAGGGCATCGACAACCCCGAACTCGCCTCCAAGTTGACGGAGTGCCTCAGGTACCTGCCGAGCCTTGGGATCAGGGGTGTGCTACAGGGCGACCTCCTGTTCACCTCGGACTCCGTCACGGTCACGGAGGAGGATGTCGCCTTCCAACCGAACGCCATCAGGTACTCGGTGGGGAGAAACAGCCCCACGGGCGAAGCAATCCAAAACGCAAGGTTGGGTATCGCATTCCATACCGTCTACGAGGGGGACACCATGGCATCCCTCACACTCTCGTCCTACAGGTTCGATCCCTCCTCGGTCGCCTCCGACCCCTTCGTGTGGATGCCGACGATCTCCGTCCACACCCTCACGGAAAGCACTCCCTTGGAGACGGCAACCAACGAGGCGAGGATCGACTACTGCAACGAGCATGCGGATAGGGTCGGGCAGTTCCTAGTCACCATGCTTGCGAACAGGGAACTCATCCCGTTCATCTCCCCATACATCAACGCCACGGTCATGGCGAACATCTCCGAATGCTCCGCTAGGGGTCTCGGGCTCTACATCGAATCGAAGGTGGGCAAGGAGATCTTGAAGTTGAAGACTGACAAGGGTCGGCAGGAGAAGAGGGCACTCGCCGACCGTCTGATCAACTTCACCGAGGTCTACGGCAAGCAGTTCGATGCCGCCTTTCTCCTACATAGGAAGATGGCTCTCGTCAAGGAATCGCTCCTCCATAGGGTGCCCCTCACCGAGTTCCGTCACCACTTCGTTGATGCCGAGGGCATGCGTCCGACCGAGCCCGAGGGGATCGTTGTGAGCGAGTCCAAGAGAGCCGTGAAGTTCGTGACTCGGTCACGCTTCTCGGCGCAGAACAGGAAGGTAAACGGGTGAAGGGCTTCTCCATGCACATCAACGAACAGGGTCCCAAGGACACCGCCGTGTTCTCCTTCGGCAGGATGAACCCTCCGACAACGGGTCACGGGTTGGTCATCGACACCGTGATGACGGAGGCGAAGGCACTCGGTGCCGACCACTTCGTGTTCGTTTCCCGTGCGCAGGATGCCAAGAAGAACCCCCTCTCGACCGACAAGAAGGTCGAGTACATGAAGGCTCTCTTCCCCGAGGCAAACATCTCGACCGAGGCGACGAATCCGTTCGATGCTGTCCTCTACCTCTGCGAGAAGGGTTACAAGAACCTCGTCCTCGTCACGGGCGACGATCAGAAGTCCGACTACGAGCGCATCGGCAACTACAAGGGCACCGCAGCACCCAAGGATCCCAAGGGCAGGTCATACGCATTTGAGTCGTTCCAAGTCAAGGTGGCGGGCGAACACCGCTCCAAGGATGGCACGGGACTCGCAACCGTCGAATCTACGGATGCCCGTGAGGCTGCTTTCAGGGGCGACTTCTCGGCGTTCTCCGCTCTGATCCCCACCGATGACGGAATGCTCAAGGAGCGGCTCTACAACGATGTCCGCAAGGGACTCGGTCTCAACGAGGAGTATGTCGAGGAGGCTCGGGAGAACGGCGACAAGGTCACGATCCTCGCCCTCACTTCCTCGGACAAGGATCTCTCGGACACCATTGAGAAGATGGAGGCGATCTGCAAGAAGCGCAGGATCCCCTTCTATGCGGTCAAGACGAAGAAGGCGCAGATCGACCTGTCGAGCGTGGTGTCGAAGAAGATCGTCATCAAGAACTACGATGGTGAGGGCAAGGATGCAACGATCATCCCGAGCGACACCATTGCAATTGTCCGTGGCGGCGTGATGAACAGCGAGGTCGGTGTCGCCATCCTGACCATCCTTCAGAACAACGGCGTGTTCATGGTCAACGAGAAGGGGGGCATGGAACTCTGCGCAAACAAGTTGGAGACCGCCATCGCCCTCAAGAAGCACGGACTTCCGCACCCGAAGACCGCATATGTGTCGAGCGAGGCGAACATCGAAGCAGCCGTGAAGGAGATCGGCGGCAAGTTCCCCGTCATCTGCAAGACCCTCACGGGCGCAGAGGGGATCGGTGTCTCCAAGATCGAAAGCATGGAGAGCCTGAAGTCGGTGCTTCAGACCCTATGGAAGTTCGGTGCCGAGGTCATCATTCAGGAGTTCCTCCCCGACTTCAAGAACGATGTCCGCAGCATCGTCCTCAACGGAAAGATCTTCGCATGCGCCAAGAGGGACAAGGCACCGAAGGACTTCCGCACGAACATTGCCCGAGGATCGAAGGGTGGGTCGCACCAACTCTCCGATGACGAGGTGAAGTTGGTCGAGCAAGCCGCTCGGGTGAGCAAGTGCTACTATGTCGGCATCGACCATGTCATCAACGAGGGCAAGCCGTACATCATTGAGATGAACGCAAGTCCTGGCAGCGGCAACATCTACTACCGCTACTACGAGGACGGCAAGGGCAAGGACAATGTCAAGGGCGAGGAGTTGGTCGAGGATTTCCTCAACCACATCCTCGTCAAGGCGAATTGGAAACTGTTTTCCAACCTCGCCGTCCGTGAGCCTGTGAAGGTCGATGGTGTCGAATACCGAGCCAAGATCGACACGGGTAACAGCGGCTACAACATGATCCACGCCACGGACATCAAGAACAATGGTGACAGTACTGTCACCTTCACCTTGGCAAACGGCAAGAAGGTGACAAAAAAGATCATTAGCCGCATCAGAGTCAAGTCGGGGGTCGGCGAGAAGAAGCGTCTTGTGGTCCTGATGGACATCGACTTCCACGGCAAGCACTACCCAAACATCAAGTTCTCGCTCGGCGACCGCAGCCACATGTCGAGCAAGGTACTCATCGGTCTTCGGTTCCTCGGTCAGACGGGCAGCATCGTGGATCCCGCAGAGGGCATCTACCCGCAGCCCGACCCTTCCAAGAAGCGCAGCGGCGAGGAGGAAGAGGAGGAAGAGGAGATCACGGAGATGTCCGCCAAGGAGGTCACCGATGCCGCCAAGGACATCATCAAGAGTCCCGTGGTGGCAACCAAGATCCTCACCCTCGCCAACAAGAAGAAGGTCCTCACCCCCGAGCAGTTCAAGCGTGAACTTGAGTCCACCAAGGCAGAGATCATCGTCCACGCATACAAGGTCATGGGTGCGACCACAACCCTCAACACCTTCATGCAGAAGACCCTGTTGGGGAGGTTTCTCGTCAAGTTGCTTGGTAAGATCCTCGCCCAAGTAGAGGTGGATCTGACCCCCGTGGGGAAAATCCTCTACTCATTCATGCCCGTCCTCGGCATGGAATACGAGACCGATGGCACCCCTATTACGGAAGCGGATGCCACCAAGGGCAAGAAGTTCAAGACCAAGTCAGGAAAGACGAAGAAGTCTCCCGAGGACAAGGCATCAGGTCTCCCGAAGAAGTATGTCTCAGGGCTCTCCAAGGGCGAGGCGAAGACCCGAAGCAGGGAACTCGCCAAGCGCAAGAGGATGTCCGATGACGATCCCAAGACATGGGAGTTCGTGAACCCAAGGGAGAAGAAAATGAAGACGAAGCCGTCCAAGTACACCGCCCTCTTCAAGAAGTTGGAGAAGAAGGGCAAGGTCAAGGCACTCAAGAGTGGGTACGAACATGACGAGGCTTTGGAAAGGCTGTGGTCAATCGATGAGTCGCAGGAAGGGACGGCATCCAAGTTGCGTCTCGCCATCGCCTACGAGGATCGCTGTCGTGAGCGTGAGATGTCCGAGGCGACCGAACTCGTCAGGGCATACATCGATCACCTGAAGGATGTCCGTGCAGCCGAAATGGGCACGGACGAACCCACGGACATCAACGAGGACTTCGACTACCTGCTCATGGAGGTGAGTCCTCCTAGCGGACCCGCCCGACGATTCTCCAAGAAGGAGAAGGTCAAGGCGGAGTTCAAGAAGCGGTACGGTAAGAAGTGGAAGGATGTCTTCTACGCCACGGCATGGAAGATGCACGGCAAGTCCGAGTCGCTCGTCGTGACCGACGAATGGCTCATGGAAGCCGACAAGATCCACAGCGTGATGCAATGGACCGCCCTCACGAAGCGTGGTCCCCTTGAGATCGGCAGCGACGAGATCGTCAAGACCTACAAGCGTGATACTCCTGGAGAGCGTGAACGGCTCAAAGAAGAGGACGGCAAGGAGATCGATGACGAGAAGCGCAGCCTCTACAAAGAGTGGCAAAAACTCGTAAACATGTCGGGCAAGGAGATCCAATCCTTCCTTGACTCCGAGGGGGGCGAGGAGGCGGGTCTCTCACGCAAGGAGGCAGGGAAGGCGGGCACAGGTGGCAAGAAGATCACTAGCGGTCGTGACTCCGCCCGAGCGATCATCCGAATGCTCGACACCCCCATGGGGAAGTGGACCGCCAACGATTGGAAGTGGGCGGGTAAGCAGGTCAACTTCATCTCCCGCATGAAGGGAGCCAAGGGCGGCATGAGGGACGAGAAGGGTCGCCCGACCCGCAAGTTGCTAGCACTCAAAGTTTGGGGTCACAACCCCGAGAAGAAAGGCTGACCGATGAAGGATTTTGGGGGACTGAAGAAGAACATCATGGAGGCTCGCATCACCGCCTTGGAGAAGAAGGCGAAGAAAAGCGGCATTCCATATGGAATCCTCAAGAAGGTCTATGACAGGGGCATGGCGGCATGGAAGGGCGGTCACCGACCAGGTGCAACCTCCCACCAATGGGCTTTCGCACGGGTGAACTCGTTCATCGTGGGCGGCAAGACCCGAAAGACGGCTGATGCCGACCTGTGGAAGAAAGCCAAGGGCGGCTGATCGCTAAATACCGAGTATCACTAGGAGACAGCATGTTCAGCAATCCTTTCGATTCCAAGATCGTCGCCGACATCACCAAGTTCCTCTCGGAACATAGGAACGACATCGACATCGATCCTTGCCTCAACGAGGCGGCTGAGAAGACTGCTGCACAGATCGGAGATGAGATGATCCTTGAGGATCGTCGCTCTCTCCTGCGAGACCACTTCAACGAGGCTGTCTCCGACTGCGGATGTCGTGGCACCACTAAGGAAGCCAACGCATTCACCAAGGCTGTCGAGATGCACATTGAAGAGGGTAAGGGCAAGAAGGATCTTCCCCCTGCCTTCCTGAAGAACATCCAGAAGAAGAAGGACGCTGCCGCCAAGAAGGGATATCACAGGAAGGAAGAAGTCGAGTCCGCCGATGCGCTCACCGAAGCCGTGATCGCCAAGGAGGTTGGCGGCGGGGAATTCGTCGTGCAAAAGAACGGAAAGATGTTCGCCCTCCTACGCCCGAACTCCACGAATCCCGAGGCAACCAAGAGAGGTTGGGGTGTTTGGCACACGAACTACGACGATATGGGAGGATTTCCTGTCGCCGTGTTTGGTTCCGATGCGAAGGGCTTCGAGGCGGCAAAGCAGTTTGTGTCGAGGCTGAAGCATCCGTTGATCGACTATTGGAAGACACCCGTGGACAATCGGGGCAACTACAAGTTGACCTTCGAGTCCGCCGATGCGCTGACCGAGGACTTCGGTGACAGTAGCATGGGTGGAGTCGAGTTCTTCAAGGAGAAGACTCCTCCGTATCAAGGGCTTCCCGACGAAAAGATCCTCGGCTGCTACCGAAACGGCGTGAAGATCGCTGAGATTTGGCAAGAGAGGGAGAACTACAAGAATCCCAAGAAGGTCACGGGCTACACGGTCTACCCGCCTGATGGCGGTGCAACGGGTCAGGGTAAGTGGTCAAAGTTGTTCAAGACGGTGGCAGAAGCGAAGAGGTTCGTGATCGGGTTGAAGACCGAAGCGGTCGAGGAAGGCTTTGCACAGCCGACCGAAAAGGAACTTCGTGCGTCCGTCAAGTGGCTTGAGTCGATCTCCAAGGATCCCAAGAAACTGAAGGACAGCGGCTTGAGCCGTGAAGATGCAGAGGACAACCTCGCAGCCGCCAAGGACATGCTGTCCTTCGGCAAGGCTCACGGATCGAAGATCAAGCCCTGATCTCAAAACACCGAAGCCGTATCACATAAATAGGACAAAGGGAGAAACAGATGGCACTTTGGAACGAGTTCGACAGGGAAGAATCCAAGCCCACTTGGCTGAACGCCGCACAGAAGATCAACTGTGTCCGCACCATCAAGGGATGGGAACTTCCGCTCGACGGAACCTCGCTTGGCGGACAACTCCACGGCAAGTTGGGCACCACGGCTTCGGTTCCGTTCACGGAACTCCTCGTTGCCCTTCCGCTCGACCCCTCGACTACGGGCGTGACGGACACCTACTACGCTAGCCGTGACATTACGGCGGGTGGTGCCACCTTCGGCACGGATGTCCCGAACTACCGACCGTACTTCACCTGCCCCTTCAGCGGCGATGGACCGACCGAGGGTGGTTGGGATGGCACGGGTCTCTCGTTCGCTACCTCGGTGGCGGGTTCGGGAACTACGGGTGCAGGAAACTATGCCGTCAACGGCTATGGTGTCTCGACCCTCAACTTCCCCGCCTCTGCCACGGCGTACATCAAGATCGTCGCCAACGATGTGAACTTCACGCATAACCTGACCTTCAGCGAGATCACCGATCCGTTCGGTGCGCAGGGACAGATCGTCCAAGGTGCCGCCCTATTGGTCGCCAACAATGTGCCGACCACGGTCTACGAGACCTTCTTTGGTCCCACCTCGGCGTTCAACAACAATGTCGCTGTCTTCAAGGTCAACAAAGCAGGTGCTACCGCCGCAGGTCGCACCGTCACCCTCCGTGTGACCGATGCGGGCTCGGGCAGTCTGACCGCCGACACCACCTTCAAGGTGTCGTTCGTCTGATAGGAGAACCATGAAGTCGTTCAAGCAACTCCGCAAGACCATCACGGAAAGCCACGGGAACTCGGCGTTCGATGCCATCGGTACGAGGGGTCGTGTCGGTCCTCAGGATAGCGACAACTCGCTCGACTTCGGTCAGAACCTCTCTGACCTGTCGAGGCAGTCCATCGCTCGGATCAACACCTATCTCGGTGCGCTCGGTGCGAAGCCGTACATCAATCCGATGGAGGCTCTCAAGCAAGCGCAAGGTCGCCTTCAGATGATTGGGCTCGACTTTCAGATTCCCAAGACCTTCTGCACCACGGTCGAGGAATCCGAGACCAACGCCACCTTCCCCCTGACCCGCTTCGGCGGCACCCTCAGGTCGGACGGATCCACCTACGGCTACACCATGGATGACGGCATCACTCCTGTTCTCGGGCATGGATTGGTGATGCAGGTCGAGACCCAAAGGCTCACCAATGGTCTCATCCAAGTGCAAGCCATGATCGTCCCATCGGAATGATGAACCCATGAGCATGGGATGTATGAACCGCTGACGGAAGCCAACTACATCCGTTTCGCCATGAAGCACTACGACAATCCCCATTGCACGGGGGTGGCGGAGTTTGAGGATGACATGGCGAGGCTCGTCTATCTGAAACGCCTGTTCAGGCGTTACAGGAAGTCGGGTGTCCTGCGGGAGCGATTGATCCTCAACCACATGATCGTGTTCTGCAATGTGTTCGGGGTCGAGGCGGGATGCCGTCTCCTGTTCCATCGCACGGATCCTGACCTCCACTACATACTCAAGACCTTCCTCGTCTTCCTCGGATATCTGCCCGAGGGACAGCCCAAGTTCAGGCTTGAGGTCGATGTCGTACCCATAGTCATGGACACGGAAATCATCGAAAGGCTGAGGGGAATCTAATGGCATCCGTCGTAGACCTGCTGATCTCTTACAAGTTCGCACAGATCATCGCCACCCCATGGAATCAGATGGAAGCCTACAAGTTGGGCATCATCAATGCGGACGGCAAGATCCTCAAGCCTCGGGCGAGCCTCAAGACGGCGGAGGAAAAGAGAGCATACCCCTCGCTGTTCTATACTCTTGCATGGAACATCAAGAGGCTCATTGAGGTGAACTCGCCCTGCCTCCTCGGCAAGGGCATCAACCTCGCCAATCGCAGCGAGTTCGCCGTGAGGACGATCCTCCTCAAGGAGTACTGCGAGGGTGAGGGAGCCGATTCCAATTTGATCGAAAGGATCGTTTCCGAGCAACTAGACCGAAAAGGTCTGCTGCATTGGACGATGAACGAGGAAACGCAGCCCGTGGCAATCGAAGCAGGGTCATACCTGATTCGTGGTCGAAGGGTCTCCCTCGACAGCCAACTCCTGCCTACGAACGAGTTTTTCGGATTCCCGATCTACAAGGTCGGGAGCATGGTCTTCACGATCCACGATGTCCAAGAGGACGCTCCCGTCAATGCGGTCGGACATGGCAACATCGCAGGTGTGTCACCTGGGCAGGAGCCTCCAGGTCGGCGTGGTCTGTTGTCCAAGCGCAAGTTTCGGCGGCGGAATCCACCTGCCGTCTGATGGGTCAAACCGCTATGTATGCGGACATTTAGCCCAAAAAGTTATAGAAAGTAGAATCTCATAAGATTGTATTCAACAAGTCTCCGTGAGGCTTAGTTGTCATAAACTTATGGTTTGGTCTCATAACTATGCCCCTGTTCCTCGACACCAAGTACATCAACATGCTGTCCCCCAAGTTGGACCGCTTCGCATGGAAGAAGGCAAACCACCTCGCCGTGTGCAGGTGCCCGATCTGCGGTGACAGTAAGAAGAACGCCAACATCTGTCGCTTCTACTTCTACGAGAAGAAGGGCTCGTTCTCGGTCAAGTGCCACAACTGCGACTACGGAGCGAGCCTCGGCTGGTTCCTCAAGGGCTTCGATGGCAACCTCCACAGGCAGTACACCTTTGAGGTCTTGAAGGAGATGGGACCCTCGCACGGGCGCACGGGCGCACCCACGCTCACGCACGGACCCGCACACCCGCACACCCGCACGGGCGAGGACAGCCTCCTCAGGCAGATACCTAGGCTCTGCGATATGTCCGACAGCCATGAGGCGGTGGCATGGGCTCGGAAGAGACGCATCCCGAGCGATGCCCTGTGCCGCCTGTACTACACCGATGACTACTCGGAATGGGCGAAGGGAATCGATTCCGAGGTGAGGATCCCCTCCGAGGCGAGGGTCGTGATACCCATCATCGACGGGGATGGGAGATTGGTCGGTGCGCAGGGTCGGCTCCTCGCCAAGGGTGGCATCAGGTACATCACCGTCAAGGCTGACAAGGACTCCGACAAGATGTGGTATGGGCTAGACAGGGTCGATCCGAGAAAGTCCGTGACGGTCGTGGAGGGTCCCATCGACAGCCTGTTCCTCGACAACGCAGTCGCCATGATCGGTCTGTCGAACGCCCTCAACATCCCCGAGAAACTCAAGGACTCGGAACTCCGATATGCGCTCGACAACGAGCCGAGGAACCGTCAGGTCGTGGATGCCATGGACAGGATCGCAGAGAGCCCACACGCCATCTGCGTGTGGAGCGATAGGGTGGCGGGCTTCAAGGACATCAACGACATGATCCTCTCGGGGCTGACGAGATCGATGGTCGAGGCGGAGATCGCAAGAAATTCCCACCGTGGCATCGCAGCCCATGTTGCGATCAAGAAGTGGCATAGATAGCAGCGGAGGACTGCACCATGAGCCCCGATGAAACCCCCGAAGACTTCGACGAGACCGAGTGGACACAGAGCGACGATCCCACGGACTACCCCGAGTTCTGGGAGGATTCGGGCACGAATCCCACAGCCGACATCATCGACAATGTTCTCGGTGGCGAGGCAAGCGATGCCAAGAACGCCATCTACGCCGCACTCTACGGCAAAGTCGGTGAACGGATCGACTCCCTTCGATCCGAGTTGAGGAACGACGCTGTCGGCGGCGATGTCCCGCTAGCCGCCTCCGAGGTCGATGACACGACCGTTGGCGAGGACGGCGACGAGGAACTCGACCTCGACATTGGTGACATGGACGATCTCCCCACCTCCAACGAAGAGGAGTGATACAACATGGACAAACATCCCGAGACAATCCCTGTCCTCGACAAGGGATTCGTGGAGTATGTCATGCACATGGGGGATGACCTGACTGTCGTGAACGCAGCCCGAGTTTCGTTCGCCAAGGAGAGCGAGTGGGACTACGAGCGTGATTGGCGGGGCGTTGTCTTGGAGCAATCGCTTCTTGAGGGTGACCGCAAACTGATCCACTACCTCGCCAAGCACAGGCATTGGACACCGTTCGCCCATCCGCAGATCACCCTTCGGATCAAGGCACCGATCTCCATCCGCACCCAACTCTTCAAGCATAAGGTGGGCTTCGTGGAGAACGAAGTGTCTCGTCGGTATGTCGATGACGATCCCGAGGTCTACGACCCGATGTGGCGGACGGCTCCCACGAACGGAGCAAAGCAGGGATCGTCTGACTTCGTTTCGGGGGATGACGAGAAGCGGACGCTTTCGGATGAAGGCTATGCAGCCGCCACGAAACAGGCGTTGGAAACATACAAATCCCTTCTCAGCATCGGCATCGCCCCCGAACAGGCGAGGTTCGTTCTACCACAAGGCACCTACACCGAATGGTGGTGGACGGGATCCCTATCAGCCTACGCACGGGTCTACTCGCAGCGGTCTGATTCCCATGCCCAATGGGAGGTTCAACAGTACGCAGATGCGATCAATCGGATCGTTTCTCCTTTGTTCCCCGTCTCATGGAACGCCCTGACCTTGCCCTAAATATCCAAACGGATGTCGGGTCGCTTTCGCTACATCAAAGACTACCGAGAGGATGACGATCCTCAGAAGAAGGCCCCGATCAACGAGGAGCCTGTTGTCCCGTCACCGCCGTCCCCATCCGACAAGGGAGAGGATGGCGTTCCAGGTATCCGTGGTCCCCGTGGTCCGAAGGGCGACAAGGGCGACAGGGGAGACCGAGGTGCCCGAGGTGAGAAAGGGGAACGAGGTGACCGTGGGGAAAGAGGTCTACAGGGTCTCCACGGACTCCGAGGTGAGCGAGGTGAAAATGGAAAGCAAGGTCCCCAAGGTCCGCAAGGTCAAGAGGGAGCCACGGGTCCCCAAGGAGTCCAAGGCGAAAGAGGAGTTCAAGGACTTGCAGGGGAAAAGGGAGAGACGGGTGAGAGGGGAGATCTCGGGGCGCAGGGACCCGAGGGTCCGCAGGGACCTGTTGGAGAGCGAGGAGAGAGAGGCGAACGAGGGGAACAAGGTCCGCAAGGGATCCAAGGACCGCAAGGTCAACAAGGAGCCGAAGGTCCTCAAGGTCCCCGTGGAGAGCAAGGCGATCAGGGAGAGCAAGGCGATCAGGGAGAGCGAGGCTCTCAAGGCATTCAAGGAGTTGCAGGACCGATTGGGCTTGTAGGTCCCCGTGGAGAGCAGGGTGAGCGAGGAAGCACGGGAGACTCGGGTCTCCTATCGGTGCAGTATCCCCTCAAGTTGGATTCCGTCCGCAAGCATCTCAGCATCGACCTGTCCAAGATCAAGCCAACGACACCGATCCTCTATGACGGTGGCGGTGGTCTTGGCGAGGCGTTCAAGTTCATCTCCGTGTCGGGTCAGTCGGGGCTGACTGCTGTTCAGTATGACAAGGAAACCCTGACTTTCATAGCAGGGTCGAATGTCACATTGACCACCGATCCCGACAGCAACTCCATCACGATCAGCAGTTCAGGCGGTGGAGGTAGTGGAGATGGAGCCACGGGTGCCACAGGTTCGACGGGTGCAACAGGTGCAACAGGTGCAACAGGCGAACGGGGCGCAACAGGTGCGATTCCTTCTGACTATGTCTCGGGCATCAACGGCATCACGGGTGCGCTAGGTCTCACGGTCGGCGGCAACATCACCCTCACGATGACGGGTGCAGACAACAAGACATTCCGTCTATATGTCAAGCCTCCCGCCACGGCGAAGGCAAGCACGGGTGCAATTGCGTTCACGGATCAAACCATTCCATTCGATGGTGACGGCTCGGACCTCGGTGGAGACAATTCACTTAGGTATAATTATTTGACCGACTCCTCGTTTGAGGCACCTGGATCGATCAAGTTCGGCACGACCGTGGCGGGGTCGTATTTGGAGTTTCCCGATGGCACGACTCAGGATACGGCAGCGGCTTGCTGCCCGATTCCAATCGCCACGACGGGTGTGACAGGGGTCGCCTCCTTTGACTCTAGGAACTTTTTAGTATCCGTCACGGGTCATGTGTCCATAACTAGTGTATTCGGGGGGACATTCTAGCGAACGCTAGAGATGATTATGGCAAAACAAGAAATCATCAGAATCCACAGGTCGGAGACTGCGAGTGCGACTCCTTCCCTGACTTCGGGAGAACTTGCGGTCAACATCGCCGACCGCAAGTTCTTCGTCGGTGGAACGGGCGGAACCTCGGACAGGATTACCTTTAGAGACGAACTGTCCACCGTCTTCTCGGTGAATGGACAGTCGCAGAACATAGTCATCACGGGCGACTCCGCATCGATGCAAGTGGTTCCTAGTGGGGCTCCCGCACCAGGAGAAGAAACGACCACTTTCGTGATCAGCAACAGGATCGCATCGACATCGCTGACGGGAGTGGCGAGTTTCTACAGCAACGACTTCTCGGTTTCCCCCACGGGAGAGGTTTCGATATCCACATCAAGTGCGACTCCTGTCGTATTCCGTGATGCGTTCGGGAACATCAGTAGCCCGAAATGGGAAAGCACCTTCACCCTCACGGGAGGAAACGGCGTAGAGGTACACAAGTCCAACGCCGTCTCCAACACATTCTCCTTCACGGGAATCACGGCGAGTACTGCTCGTTCGGGCGTGGCATCCTTTCTTTCCGATCACTTCACCGTAAGCAGTACGGGTCATGTGAGTAGTAAGGGTGTCATCACTATCAACAGTACATCCCCCGATGGGAACGGCAACTTTGTTCTTGCTTCAGCAACGGTAGTCACGGGAGATGGTGGTTCCCTTCGTGGAGATGGCGTTGCTATCGCCGCACGGTTCTCAAGCACGGGCATCTCAGGTGTTGCATCATTTGACTCGGGAGATTTCGATGTCAGCGCAACGGGACATGTGACCGTCAAGAGTGGGGGTATTGGTAACTCACAACTCGCAAATTCCTCATTCACATTCCGTGACTCGGTGCAGGGGTCGGATACGATTTCTCTAGGCAATACCCTGAATCTTACGGGTGGGCCTGGCATCTCGGTTCGCAAAACGGAAACGGACACATTCGCAGTACAAGGAACCACAGCAACGACATCGACCCTCGGTGTCGCCTCGTTCCTCCCTTCCTACTTCAGCGTTTCCTCGGGTGCGGTGAGCCTTGCATCTGCCTACCAAGCCACGGGTGACAGCGTCCAAGCAGGACATGGCATCGCCATCTCGGCGAACAAGACGATCTTCAACATCGGTGTGACAGGGTTCAACGGACTGACGGGATCGGTATCTCTCACAGGATGTGGTGGTGCGGTTAGGGGATCTGACAACTCTTGTATCACAGTAAGGAACGCTTCGGCTACCCTCACGGGTGTCGCCTCGTTCAACTCGACTTACTTCTCAGTCGGTAGCACAGGTCATGTGACCCTTGCT